TCTGGTTTTGGTCCTTTTTCTTCATCTGGTTCTGGTTTTTTTGGTTCTAGTTCTGGTCCTTTTTCTTCTTCTGCTTCTGGTTTTTTTGGTTCTAGTTCTGGTCCTTTTTCTTCATCTGGTTCTGGTTTTTTTGGTTCTAGTTCTGGTCCTTTTTCTTCATCTGGTTCTGGTTCTGCTGCGAAAGCTGCCGCTTTTACAGCTTCTACTGCTGCCGCTGCTCCTGCTGCTGCTGCTCCTGCTCCCGCTCCTGCTCCTGCTCCTGCTCCTGCTCCTGCTCCTGCTCCTGCTCCTGCTCCTGCTCCTGCTCCTGCTCCTGCTCCTGCGCCTGCTCCTGCGCCTGCTCCTGCTCCTGCTCCTGCTCCTGCTCCTGCTCCTGCTCCTGCTCCTGCTCCTGCTCCTGCTCCTTCTTCTACTTTAAGTCCTGCTGCTGCTATTATCGCTGATAATAAAAATGCAGTTGCTGCACAACTTGCAGCATTATCAGGTCCTAATTCTTTGTTAGGTAAACCAGCATTTACTATTTCAGGCGCTACCGGCCTATATGCGAACTACATAAATCAAATTTTTAACTATCAATCATATGATGCAGCAACTAATACTTTTTCTTATGTTAGTGCTAATAATAGTGTTGTTATTACTTTTAATAATAAAGATAGTCAATGGACAATACAAAAAAACTTTACCAATATAGCTTATAATGGTTGCACTATAGTAACTGGTAATAAGGAAAAAGGTAAAACACCAGACAAATGTAATTCAAAAAACTGGTTTGTAAAAACAAAAGACTATCTCTCGTTTATATGGATTAATAATACTTTAAATTTTAAAATAATTAACCCTCCTTCTCTTATTACTCCTGCTCCTGCTCCTGCTCCTGCTCCTGCTCCTGCTCCTGCTCCTGCTGCTGACACTCCCGTTACCAATGATAAACTTTTTGCTTCAAGTAATGCCCAACCTGAAAACAAAGGACCATATATTAGCTTATCTTCTTTTACATTTAAACCAGATACTATGATAGGTGACCAAGTAGGTGGAGATATAGACTCAAATATAAAAGTTTGCACAAATGGTGTTGCTTATGATGAGTATTTAACTAAATCTGATGTAACCACATGGACACCTGCTTCTAAAGATATTTATTCAGATCATGCACCGATTCGTTATGAATATACTATTGATGATAAAACTGGTGTTGTAACATGCAACACTGGTGGAACGAGTGCAGGCGCTACTACGGGAACAAGAAGTATTCGATTTGTAACATGGAATATTGCTTATCAGATGAAATACAATGGTTCTTACTACTCAAGTAAATTTTATTGTTCAAAAGCGACAACTGATCCATGTAAAGAAGAAGATGATATTTATAAACAAAGGTTAACCAATATTCTTAATGCAGTTGATACTATGATGACACAAAAAGAGATTGATTATGTATTACTACAAGAATGCGAACGTCAGGATACAACAAGTCCAACTGCTATTAAAAATATTGCGAATGGAATTACTGGGTTTATGGGAAAATATGATGTTTTAAATTTTAGTTATAATGATACATCTACTGCTCCTCCTGCTCCTCAGGTCCAAAAAAATACCGAATTTTGCCTAATTGTTAAGAAACCAACACTACCAACACTGAGCAACATTAAAGATTTTAACTTCAGACCAGACACATCTACAAATGACTATCCAAGCCCGATGAGTAAATATGTAGCTGAAAAGTTTAGTTCTTATTTGGCAACTTTTCAAGCTTCAAATCCATATCCTAAGCTTGATTTTTTTGATGCAGATATAAATTCTGTAATGTGCTATGTTATACCATCAACCAGAACTATATTTTTTAATGTGCATTTTAGATTTGCGAATCCACCACTACTAATATGGCAACGTCAAAAACAAATATATGACTTTATGAATGCTATTGTTGATATTATTCGTTCAATTCCTTCAAGTGAAACTCAGTTACATCCGTATCAAAATTATGATATTGTATTTTCAGGAGACTTTAACGTAAATATGTTGCAACGTTTTCCACGAGATGTTAAGTATCCTGATCCTAATGGCAAAGTTATGGAACCTTACTTTTTTAAATGTGTAAAAGTTCCTGCTCAAAAAACTATTATTTCAACAACGAAGGATAATTTTCCATCTGCTTTTGCTACGGAATCTAATACTAATAACTATAATACTACAAATATAGATTTTTCGGTTTTTTATCCTGCGCTGGTTTCTGCGGCTCCTGTTGCGCCTACGCCTGCACCTGCTCCTCTAAAAAAATACATTTTTGCATTTGATATTGATAATACATTAATTGCAAGTGACACTATTGACGCGTTATCTACAATCCCCGCGGATGTTCAACGTAGAAAAGAAATTATTCAAAATATGAAACAAGTTATTCAAGGTGGTAACTATGTATGGATAGTAACTGCAAATATTAATTATAGTACACAAGAAGACTTTACTGCAAAATATTTTGGACCTACTGATAAAGAGTTTTTTAATGGTTCGCCATATTTTTATTTTATGAATCCCAATATTATTGCACAACAATATAGAGCAGCAAAAAATGAATTTCCATCTGATTTAAAACTTGACTACACGGGCACTTGGCATTTTTATGATGACATCCATGAAAAGGGATTAAAACCTTATGCCATATATGCACAAAGTTTACTTACACAGAGTCATTATAATAAAACCTACTCTCCAAAAATAGGTAGTTTTGAAATTTATTTATTTGATGATACAGATAATAATGGAACACTTTCAAAAAATAGCGCAGCTTTGGGTATACATTTTATTAGAGTTACAGATTTTACTACTAAAGTGCCTAACTTAATTCCCGAATTTAAAAAAGTGTTAGATGATGGTATATCAAAAATTGGTTCGGTAACATCTACTGCTGTTCCAGCTCCTGCTTCTGCTACGCTTGCTACTAGTTTGTTAACTCAAAATAGTTTGATAGAAGATAAATATACAAAAGAATTTCTTGGTCTTGGTATTCCTCTTGGATACATACAGGTTGTAGGAGACCAGTATTTTTTATTTAAAAGTGATGATGGTAGTAAGATGGTTAAACATACAATAGATGATTTAAACATAAAACTTCCTTTACTTGATGGTGATGTGAATATGCATAGTATCTTTGCAGGTTCTGAATTATTTTATTATGATAAAAAAAATGTAGGTGGTAACGATTACTATAAAGTATGGATTCCATTCATTGGGAGCAGCAGTTTAGTATCCAATCTAAAAAAAAACCCAACTATATATAATAATAAGTTATTTAAAGTAACTGCTTTAACCCCCATAGGTAATGGTGGTATGGTTGCGTGGATATCATTCGACCTGAATGATCATCCTTTTAATAAAGACGAAAGTGAAGCCATAAAAAAAACTATGATTGAATGTAAAGAGTATCCTGATGAAGTTTATAAAGATGTTGTTATACTTTATCTGACTAATATTTTTCAATTTTATCCAACAGGAGGTATAACAATGGTCCCTAAACAAAAAGAACTTATAAAAACATTATTAGCACAATTACATATTCAAATACCAGATAACTTTGATAGCTTTCCTGTCGTGTATCAAGGCTCAAATGTAACACCAGAGAGAACATTGGCATTAAATAACATAAAAAAAGCGTTAGAAAAATTAGCGAAAGAGGAAACATTGTCTCTTCCTGCTACGCCTGTTTCCGCACCCGTGCTTGCATCTGCAGACCCATCATTGTCTGTTCCTGAATACATAAAAACGTATAATAAGTTAGCAACTACTGGTAAACCAGTATCTAAGTGCGCTTGTAATCATAAAATATGTATAGAGTATAATACACTTCTTACTAATAAGTTTATTCGAACTAATCCTAGTGATAGACCTACTACCGGTTGTCATTCAGTTATTATATTTAAATCAAAAAAGTCACCAGCTCCTGGTGATACAAAATTTTGGGCACTACTAGGAAAAGAAAAAGTTAAGGTTACAATAAAAACACCTAATGGTCCGTCAGAACCTATCATGCTTCCTATGTTAAATACTATTGGTGGAAAATTAGACCATCCATCAACGTTATCAGGTAGTGTGAATTGTAATTTTTGTATTATTCAAAACATGATAAGGGAAATAAATGAAGAAGCAAAACTTTCTTTTCCGTCTAGTTCCACTTCTACTCCTTATCAAGGTAATATGAATGAACAAATTTTTAACTCTATGTTTAAAAAAGAACCAAATGCGCCTGGAAAAACTGACTATAATGATTATTATTTACTTGTAAGGGGTGGTAATAACAAAATAGCTGCTACCGGTAAATATGATTTATCTTATGTATTTATTGGATTATTTCCTTATCAATTTGATGAAGAAAGTTTAAAAAGGTATATAATGGATAGGAATAGATTTATTGAAGATGTTAATCATAATACTTCAATATTAGATCCTTCTCTTACAGAAATGTATTATTTAAATTTAGTTAGGTGGAATTATTCACTATATGATGACCCTAAAAATAAATCAGATGATAAATCTTATTATGGTTCTGAGTTACCTTCAAGTGCCGAAACATACTCACCACCTAATGATAGTGACTATTTATTACCATATACTGAGTTAAAAACATTATATCAAAGACCTAATTCTAATGATATAGTTGGCAAACATGGTATTTTTATTACACAGCAAAGTAAAACCATTATAACTAATAAATGGAAAAAACCTTATTTTCAACCTGATAAAGACTATATAAGTTTTTATGCAGCGGGTAGTTTATATTCTAATACATTTGTTCCATTAAAAATGGCGTTTGACCAAGTTAAAGATAACGGACAAAATACAGATCTTCCACAATTTCCACTTCTCCCGGTTACTACTGCATCACCTACACCTGCACCTGCACTTGCACCTGCACCTGCACTTGCACCTGCACCTGCACTTGCACCTGCACCTGCACTTGCACCTGCACCTGCACTTGCACCTGCAAGTAGTATCCCAAGTGGTGTAAGTAAAGTGCGAGAACTTAGTCTTGATCAGATAAATGATATAATAAAAAATTCTAGTGATAATAGTATATACATTATAAATGGTGGAAGTTTTAATCCACCACATTTTGGTCATATAGGATTGTTTGAACTGGCATATCAAGCTATTCAGCCTAAAATACCTGGTCAGAAATACTATGGAGTTATGGTATTGGCGCCAAAAAGTCATATTACAACAAAAATGACAAAAGTAGAAGTAAGTAAAAATGCAGTATTAAGTTTAAATGCTAGAGTTAAACTATGTCAACTAACTATTGATGATTATCCATGGAAAGATCCTTCGCAGTTTGGACCACAAAATATGATAGTAGTTAATAAAGATGAATATGATCCGATGGGAACCATTATTGGAGATAAAACCCCTTCTAAAAAACAAAATATGTATTATTTATGTGGTTCTGATTTTTATTTCGATCAAAAAGATAGTAAAGGTAAAATAAAAAATGGACATTATGGAGCTCAGATGAATATGATATATAGTATTCGTGAATCATCATTAGATACAACACCAGACCCATACGACGGGAAAGGGGGTTTTAAGCGTATTAGAATAACAGAATCTGAATATAAAGATATGTCATCTACAAAAGTTAGACAAAATATATTAACACTTGAGCGCAATGCTAGTTTTAATTCACCGACTACCCAAGCAATAATTAAAAATATAGGAAAAGGTTCTTATTGTTACTTAGGTAATATGCCATACCTTATACCAAAAAATTATTATCATTTACAAGAAGTGGATTGTACAGAGACACTGGTCGGTGGTGGTAGTTATACCAATAAGTGCAAAACACTAAAAAATAGTAAACCAAAATCAAGAAAGATAAATAAACTTGCACTTAGATCTATATCCACGACCCGGTTTACAAAGAAAAAGCATAATTTAAAGCATAGTCATAACAAAAAGCATAAAACAAGTCGCAGTAAGCATTAATATGTCTTCTTAACACAAATACTACAAATATAAAAATACATACATAGTCTCGCATTATGTATGTATCTAGTTGCTGAGACGAATCAAACACTGCACCATATTAGTTCTTCATTGGATAACTCGGCGCCAATCAAAATACTACGATTCAACTCCGGATTCTCACTCGAAAAGAAACTAGGGCGTATTATACTCCAGTCTGTTTTTTCATCCAACAATCCAACCTTTGTGTATATAAATGCCGCAAGAGCACTACACCAAAAGCGTGATATTTTTTGCGGATCGGGGTCTTTCTTGCAGTATGCTTCAATCCAGTCACGCACCACGATATCGTAAGGTTTATTAAAAACACTATCATGTATTTCCTTCATTTTTTCATGTGTAAATGGGTTTCCTGTATGATAGTAGCGGTGTCTATGTGTATCAAGCGAATCTTTACTTGATTCAACAGGTGTGTTACTTTTATATAATAAATATTTTAAGATGCTTAATCCAGAGTAAATATATCCAAAAGTTGTTGAAAATGTATTTATAAACCTGTTTTTATTTTTAGTTATTAATGATGTACTACCTGTGCCAATATTAACTATAGTTGTATTAGTTTCGATACTATCTTCTGAAAAATGAACATGTAATCTTCGCAAAAATATTTTACCTTTATATGTGGTTATAAAATCAATGATAGGTGTAAGCTGCACTCCTATTTTTCTCTTACCATCTTCTGCGTCGGGTATCTGGGCTGTGCCTGACTGCCATACATATACACCCTTCAATGGTTTATCTAAATATGTGAAATCAGGGTCAACAACAACCATCCCAATATGTGAGAAATCACTTTGCGAACCATATTTTATAAGCCATCCAAATAATCCAAGTCCTTTTTGTTCAAGGTTGTCGCATAGTAGCAAGTCTCCAGTTTTTAATGTCTCTATACGTTTTGTTATATCTATAATTTGTTCACTATTTATCATTTTGTAGTAGTATAAAACAATATATATAACCTTTATATTTATTGTTTTATATATTTATTAACCTAGATAATTATTATATTCTTCAATATTATTGCAAATCTCACCCTCACCCTCACCCTCACCCTCACCCTCACCCTCATCTTCATCCTCATCCTTGTCATCAAAAATGCTATCATAACTTCCACTAAATAACTCCTTAAAAGCTGACATTAGTTGTTCTATATATGTTTTATCCTTGCATAACGAATTGCAAAGATTTTCTGATATAGCAATAGCTAATTCAATCCTACAAAAAAATTTAGAAAATGTAAGATTTTGTGTTTTTAATATTTTATTCACTTTGTATATTTCTTCTCTTCCAAAAAATATTTGTTTAACGTTAAGCGTATTATAGCATATATCGTAAATTTCTTTTATAATATTTTCGTTTTTAACGGAATCTATATTTTTATTTTTTATATTGTGTTTCTCTCCTCTCTCTCCTCTTTCTCCTTTATCAATTGGTTCAGATAGATACTCAACTATATACTTTGCAAGCTTTTCATAATTTCTTGATACCAAAATTTTAAAAAAGTTGAAAAATATATTTTGTTCTTCTCTTGTAAGCTTACCAATAATTCCATAATCAATAACTCCAATTTTTAAGATATAGTTTGTGTTTGTTTTTGTGTTTGTGTTTGTATCACAAGGTTCTTTCATAAAAATAATATTCCCAGAATGTAAATCTGCATGATATATCGAATCGTAAAAAAAAGATTTTATATTAAACTTTGATAATATTTTTGAATACTCATCTTTATCTTCTTCACAAATATTTTCAATCCTTTCACCTTCAATATAGTCCATAACAATAGCATTAGGGTTTGCTTCTGTAAAATAAGAATAAACATTCGGAATATATATATCTTTTACATCTTTGAAATTATTATAAAAAACTTTTATATTATCAATTTCTTTCGAAAAATCAAGTTGTCCTGTCATGATTTCACGATTTTCTTCAAATATGTCGTGTATGTTTATGTTACATAGGAACGGAATCTTATTTGCTATATTTACCAAACCTTCTATTTCGTTTATTGATTTTTCAAATTTCTCGACAATATTTTCGCGCCGATATTTTATAATTACTTGTTTCCCGTTAAGCGTAGCTTTATATACTATAGCAATCACACCGGATTTTATAGGTTCGCATCCATTGTTACTTGAACTAAAAGAACTTTTCCCATGAATAACAAGTTCATCCCCGTTACGTTTTGCAATACTTAACAATCCAAATAGTCCCTTATAGTCTATTTCATTTACATCATATTTAACATTGTCTGTATAATTAATAAAATAGTTAAACATATCTTTATTCATTAGTTTATTTTTTGTATTATTTGCAATTCCTTGAAATATTTTCGTGAAGAATATATTTTTATCCGCTAACTCCTCTGCAAGGCGTATTAGGATATTATTATAATTCTCGGTTGTTTTTTTGGAACACTTATATAATATATAATATTTTGCATATATCCCTATACAAGAGGTTATAAAATACGACTTCGACATAGTGGAAACAATCGTGGGTTTTATATTTATTAAAAATGAACCGATTTTCTCTAGTATATTTTTCGTGTAGTTAGTGGTTCCAACATCGGGTTCAGATTCTGATTCACCTCTTTCAAGCAGGCATTGCAATTCGTGTATGTCTATGTTGTCGGTGTGATCCACATTTATAATATCATTATTTTTCTTTGCATCAGTTCTGTAAAAAAAAGAGCATTTATCTTTTATACATTGTAGTGTTGTAAACATAGATAGTTAAGTAATATTTTTGTAAATGTAAATAGTTATTATTATGAATATGATAATAATTAATATATAATATCAATTATTATTTAAACTTGTTATTGTCAAATTAATATTTTGGTGGCGTTGGTGGTGGTGCATTAGTGTATTACTTCAATAAATTGTTTTAAATTGAGAAACACTTTTTTCATGATAAGACCCATTATATTTTCCATATAAATAGGCAGTGAATGACTTAATTCCAATTTAAAAATATAACTAATATTGATTTTATGATACGATTCAAAGTTTACTACCATAGATGATATCGTATTTATAACCTTATCATAATTTTTTAACTCTTCGGGGTTCGGATAGTCGACATCCGTACAATTATATGTTTTTTTATTTGGTTCACAAACTTCTGTAACTCTTACATACATGTATTTAGGCTTAATCCCTAAATCTGTTGCAAATGGTTTAAAAAGAAAAAGAACATTTACTTCGTTTAAATTTTTATTTTCTGATCCTGATGAAAGTGTTGTAGAGTCTATATTATGTATTTCAATTTTCTCAAAATTGTCTTTATTTAACGTGAACATTAAATTATATATATCTAAATTTATAATAGTATGCAAGTTTACCTTGTTATTCTCTGCTAAAAATTGTAATAAATAAATATTATTGTTTTTTTCACGTTTTAGGTGCATCTTTTCCTTAAAACAAATAGTCTTAAACTTATATTGTGAATTATAATTCATATTTTATTTTATTTTATTTTATTTTATTTTGATTTGATTTGATTTGATTTGATTAGTAAGCAGTCTATAATTATTGTTATTATGTATTTATATATATTTTATGAATTATAAAATTATTTTGATATTTAATCTTAATATGATAATATTTTACTACTATGTTTTACTATTGTGTCAAGACAATAATTTTTCAACATTCTTAATAAGATTCACTTTGTCCAAAACTTCGGTTATATTCGCCTTATGTTTTGTCATGAAGTATTGTGGATTTTTTAAAACACGATTTATAGTAATTATATCCATATTTATATTGCCTGTTAATTTTATAGAAAAATTAGGGAAATATTCTTCTATATTTTTACAACCCCAATAAAGGGGTATTGTATTATAAATAAATGGATTAACTATTTTTTCACTAAAATAATGGTCATGTGACGTATTTTCGATTGCAATAGTAAACATATAATTTTTACACATTTCTGCCATGGATTTGAAATCTCCATATATATTATTATTTTCGGGAAAACGCTGTTTATACATTTTTGTGCCATTGCCCCATATATCTATCGGCAATCTATTTTTCAATATATAATTTACAAGTTCGTGACGATATTTGTGTCCTGGTGTGTATGATTTATATGAAACCATAATCGACATTATTTGTGTTTTGTTTTGTATTGCCGCAGGGGTAGGAGTTTCATGAAACAGGAATCCATGATGCCCTATAAATGGTGGTGAAGGCAATTTACCTACTGATCCTATAAAATATTTTCCTATATTATTTACTGCATGTTCAATAAAGTTATTATAATATAGTCGTAAATATGAATTATTAGGTGGTTCATGTGCAAAACCAATCACACAATCTTTATCTACTTGAATATTTGGAGGTATGGGGCAATTTAATAAAAATACATGCGTATATGTTTCCGTAGTTGTAATATATATTTTTTTTGTTTTACCATAGTAGTCAATTTTTTGATAAAGACACATTCGTTCATAAGTTTGTTTGCATGATTCTGATGTGCAAAAGTCACTGAAAAAACGTATTCTTATATAGTTTTTTTTAAAATCAGCAATAACTTTTTTAAAATATTCGTTTTCATAACATGTATTATAGTGATTGATTTGGTATGGTGTTTTGTGCACTAACGTCACTTGATTTATATTAAACAATACTGAATCATATATACTTAACTGAAGCCACAATTGGTTCATACAAAATTGTGTTATTTTGTCTGGGTCTATGTTTATACTTTGGGTTTGGTCTGTATCTGTCTCTGTTTTTATGTCACTTTTTGATTGTTGCGAATTCATATATCGCAAAATATCTCTTTTAAAAACAACACTACTATTTATAAAGGGGTTAACTTTAAAAAGACTATAATAGTATAACCCATTGGTTGGTATTTCTGATATTTCGGATTCTACACCAGAATCATATCTACTTTTTGTCCCAATTACATCTATCTTTGGGAACTCTTTTAGTTTTGCAGTTTGAAGTTCTAGTTTATTTGGTTCCCATATGTCGTTTACATCTAATATTCCAATATAGTTATAAATTGCGTCGTTATTTACTACATGTAACAAAGTTTGAATATATGTTTTAAAATATTCTCCATAGGTTTTTACTTCAATTCGCTTATCTTCAAATGCGGGTGTGGATGTGGGTGTGGATGTAGACGTATTATAAAATACGATTTTTAATTCCCAATCCTTAAATGTTTGATTTATTATGGATTGAACGCATGTTGATATTGAAGACATCGTTGTATCGGTTGTGTTACGTATAAGACATACTATAGATATCATTTGTATTTGTATTTGTATTTGTATTTGTATTTGTGTTTGTATTTGTGTAAAATATATATAATAAAAATATATTTTGATATCTTTATTATATTTTGGTGTATTTGTTGTATTTGAATTAAATATCTAAACTGATAGTATTCTTTTCAGATTTAGGTTTGCGTTTGGTTCTGCTTGGCATATTATCATTTTGCAAATCTTTCAACTCGGAAATACTAATCGTGCTCCCTTTTTCTTCAGCGTTGTTTGTGCTGCTGCCGACACCACCACCCCCAAATGACGCCATATCATTACCGCCACTTCCACTTCCACTTCCAGGAATATTTATACTTTTGGTTTTAAGTCCGGAAAGAATATTACTAATATCGCTTGGTCCTCTCATTTCAGGGCGCGGATTTTGTGGATTAGGGGGAGGCGCTCCACGCATCGACTTGTTTGTAAACGCATTTACAAAATTGTCTGTCAGGTTCACTCCATCATTCATACCTCCTCTACCAAAATTCAGGTCAGGGCGATTCGAAATATCGCCTTCTCTTCGCGGGGGTGGAATTGAGTTGGGTCCCTTTGTAGCAACAGCTGCGGGTGGCGGACGCTGGTTATTGAAGTTGCTCGACATTGGTGGGGGCGCTGCCATACCTCCCATTCCACCCCCTCCTCCTCCTCCGCCCATCATGTCACCCATAAAGTTCCCGAAATTGGGTGATGATTGTGACATCGTATTTACAGCCGCTTGCGTGAATTGTTTCATAAGTTCAGGATTTTGGCGCATAATATCGTCCATACCAGGCATGGCGGATTTGAACATCGTATTTGTCATATGAAGCATAATCGCGCTTCCACCCAATTGAAAAAGCAATTTTAATTCAGGTGCCATCTTTGCCTTCGACTTATATTTCTCATGCAGTTCCCCAAAAATCTCATCATAGTCGTCAACATTTTCGTTTATTTGCTCCGACCATCCATCCAATTTCAAATCAAAAGGATCGAACTTATTATTCAAAAATTCTATACCAGTAATTGCAGTCATAAGTAGTTTCTGTTGAAACTTAATGCTATTCTTCTTCTCGCGTTCCTCAACATGTGTTTCGTATTCGCCCTTCATTTCAAGTAGTGACGACTCCATGCTGTATTTCTTACTAAGACGAACACCCTTTGTTTCAAGTTCTTCCAACTTTTGTAACATTTTAAATTTTTCGCGCAACAATTCTTCTTTCGACATTTGGGGCGTTGCGTCCACATTTGCATCAGGGTTTAGTGGAATATTGCTAAACTTACCAAACCCATCCCATGTTTTATTATCATTGTCTGTATTCGCAGTAGATGCACCAACATTGCTGCCACTAATATTATTATACTTTGGTTCGGAATACCCACCATCACTTGCATCATCGTCGTTGTAAGTGTTCAGTTTTATACCGCCACCACCGCCGCCTGCATTCGCACTTGAACTACTGCTTCCAAAAAAATCAGACTTGAAATTCTTTGATATTTTTTTAACACCACCACCACCCCCTCCGCCTCCACCTCCAATTGCATCCGACAAATCATTCAACTCATCTTCCAGTTCATTCAGGTCATCTAAATCAATATTGTCGCCACCTCCGCCGCTGCCACTTTTATTACCAGTTTTCAGTTTGTCATTCATAAGCAACTCAAGGCCTCCACCGAAGTTGACGGATTTGGTTCCACTGCTGCCACCTCCACCGCCGCCGCGACTACTTTTATTATTAAAGCCATTATCTAAATCAGATAAATTTCCAAGGTCAATGATTTCTTCCATAATGTTGTATTATCAATAATAATAATCTATAATTTTAATTTTAAGTTTGTGCGCATTATAAATATATATTTGTGAAACTATATGCGATATATATAAATCAAACTAAATTTATCATATTTTTGATAGTAAGATAATATATTCCTTGTAAAAAGCAATCTGCAAGATCGTCTTTCTTTTTATTTTTGTTCAGATATCCTTTAAAATTGACAAATTCTTCTTTTGTTTCTAAAAGTTCGGCAGTTATTTCAACACTTTCTGCTTTTCGTTCTGTATATGTTGTTTTCTTTTTTGTCATAAACATTTTTAGTTTATTTGATGCTGAGATGAATTCAATATGTGGTGTATGTTTCATTATAAAATATTGTGCAATCATTCCTTGCAGTGTTTTCATCCGGCTTGCAATCGTGCTAATTTGGTTTTCAATAATGGCGATATCTATTTTAGTGTCAGAAACCTCTAGCCCTCCCATTCCTAAAACATTATCAAGCTCTTGCATCATATTTTTACCGATAGTTATTAAATCAACATCCATTGCTTTGACATTTTCAATATGTTGTAGGTAGTTTTTATGTAATTCTTGTTTTATCATATTGATTAGGTCATCTTTTGTATTTGAGTTTGGTTTTTTTGTATTTGTATTTACTATTTTATTTACTATTTTATTTACGGGTTTCTCTCCTTTCTCTCCTTTCTCATCGAGAACAATAGACAAAGAAGCTAAATGTTCTACAGGGGATAGAGCAAAGTTATACTTCACGATTAGTTCTTTCATGTCTACTAATTTCATTTTTCTTATTTTTTTGATATCTAATTCATAAGAAGGAATCTTGTATTTTGATAATTTTGCATGTTTATTACAAAAATATTCTGTTTCATATTCGGGTTCCTGATTTTCATTTATTTCGTCTTTCTCCCCTTTCTCTCCTTTCTCTGTAGTTTCACATATGTCTTGTTCCTCTTCCTCATTGTCATCGTCATCGTGACTGGTTGTGCTAAATGTCTTACAATATTTCGCATCTTGCACGCAACCTAAAGTGTTACACTTTCTTACTATCGGAGTGCAAAGATTGATAACATCCCATTTTAATATTTTTACTTTGCATGTAGTTTCGCTTACTTGAAAAATACAATATGCTAAATTTTTCATCCCGACATCGAAGCTTATAATGTTTTTTGTTTTTTCCATGGTGTATAAAAATACATAGTATGTTTTTATTATGTATTTTGCGTCGAATATATTTTGCGAAGACATCATCGTCACGATTTTACAAATAAAGATTTTGGAACACGTCTAGTTCCATGCCCGTTTATTTTGACAGAACGTAGTGCCATCTTATATGCTCGACTTGTTTTATGGTTACATCCCTTGTCAAGAATACTAAAATCAACTGCCGCGCTTTTCCCGCCGGTAATTGCACTTGCAAGACGAGCACGCCCCCATGAGTGTGCGGTCTGGTTGGGTCTACTACCGGATGAAAAATATGCACCTTGACCTTTCTTCTCAATTTGGCGGAGGGCGGAAATACTGCATCCAGTCTTTTTGGCAAGTTGGGATGAAGGAAGAATATCTTCTACGCCATATATTTTCCTCGCATGAAGAATATGCTTTGATACTTTGCCAGGATAGGATGCCACGGCTTTTCGCGTATAATACTTTTTCTGCTTATAAAGTTTGCGGGATTTATCTAGTTGCTTTTTTTCAAATAGTGTATCGCGTCTGGATAAAATACGGGGTAAATATTTTGATGCGTAATGTTTTAAGGTTTTTGGTTTCATAGGTATTATGATGAAGTATATATAATATATATTATATATTATATATTATCTGTTATTATTTTACATGTTTGTGTAGTTTTCTTCACTAATCCTCTTCCTCTTCATTAACCGGTGTTAGTCCATGACCCATACCCATACTTTGCCCACGACTAGTAGTTGGTGATTTAAATTTTTGCTGTTGTGACATTAATTTTTCTATTGCTTTTTGAGAAATTTGACTTGCTCGATTTCTTCTTGAACCTGTTGAACTTCTTGGTGGTGGTAGTAGTGGTGGTTCATTTTGTTTATGAATACCTTTGAGATTTCTAGAACTTATTCCTGTTCTTCCACTTCTAGAAGGTGCCCTTGAATTACTTGTTAGTTTTTGTCCTCTAGACGATCCTCTAGACCCTGTAGACATAGCAGCATTTCCATTACTTGTATCTTCTGGTGAAATATCTTGAGAACTCATCATAAACTGAGTTATAAGCTTTTTAGTTCTAGGAGATTCAGGATTAAAATTAAATGATGTTTGAACACGAGGTGCGCGACCTTTCTCAGTATTTTCTTTTTTAGGGGCTAGTTGCATTTTTGAACCTATGTCTGTTAAATACGCATTAAACTGGTCAATTTCTTCTTTACCATCAGTCGAGTCTTTATAATAAGCTTCAGTTAACTCATTAGCGCGTTCTACTATTCTTTTTATTTCACAATCACTTATACCTCCAAATAAAAGGCCTTTAGCCTTGCGTAAATCAATTTCAGAACCAACTACTTGTCTTTTATTTGGCTTTTCAGGATGTTTTTTTCGCACAGCAATTACCATATGATAACCCTCTGTACCTAAACCAAGTTGGCCAAGAAATCTACGTGCATCTCCACACATTATAGAAAATGAATTTTGTCCTGGTGTTTTTTGTTTAACAGATTTTACACTAATATGATATGGAAGACCAGACACCTCTATAGGAATATCAAATTCTGCAGTCGGGTTTTTTTTATTAAACTTAAAATATAATTCTTCTGCTTCGGGGGGCATAAGCCCTTGCCTAATATAATATCTAATTGTTTTTGGTTCAGCTTTAATCCCTGATGCTCCTTTTGCTCGTGCCTTTGGTGTGTTTGGTATTTTTGGTGCCTTTGGACCTCCTCCACTTTGATATACTTTTTTAGTTTTATGATGTTTACCTTTTTTGTTTTTATACATAGTTTTACGCAATAATGCCTTAATAATAGTTATAGTCTTGTTATGGCTATGTTTTACTCTTCTTCGTCTTGTTGCCATTTATTTTGTATTTATTTAAAAATTACTATATACTATTAGTAGATATTATCTTAATTTGTAAAAATAAGATAATGAATAATTGGTTCTAATTTTACATAATTGAAATATTTAATTAGTCACCAATATGAGCAGCAGGTGAAGATGATGCAGGTAGTGCAAACTGGAAACTACGCGAGTTGGACTTAGGTGGTGAAAATGTTAGAGCATATGGATTTATAGAAAAATTACTGCTACTCGAGGCTGGTGTTCTTTGTTTTTTTAATTTTTGTCCACTACTTGCACTTGCAACTGCACTTGCAATTGCACTTGGCATTTCACTTGCACTTAGCATTAGTTGTTGAAGTTCTTCTTTAGCTGGCGAAGGTCTTCTTTCTCTTTTTGATGGTGTTGGTGCTGGTGCTGTTAGTCTTACTGGTTCTGGTTTACTTCTTGCACTTGCTCCTTTTGCACTTGCTCCTTTTGCACTTGCTCCTTTTGCACTTGCTCCTCTTGCACTTGGTCTTCCAAAACCGAGTGATGCAGCATTTTTGGAGAGAGGAAATGAAGTCGGTGACATTAAATCAGTAACTATTTGATCGGCATCCTCAAGTGTTCTTACATTTAATACTGCTTGAAGACGGCATTGATGCTTACATTCTTTTAATTCTTTTCCCACTTTTGATGATATTTTAGGTGCTAATGAAAATAATGTTCGTTTTTTTTTCATTTCTACTTGTAGTTCTTTTACCTGACGTTTAATCTCAGTAGTTTCTCTTTCTATTGTTTCTAACTCTCCACTATCTTGTGCTCTAGTAAATAATATCGATAAATCTCGTATTCTTTTTTCTAAATCTTGACGTTCTTTAGGTGTTCTATACCCCCCCCAAATGGCATCTAGTTGAGAGTCAATCTTGTATACTCGTATAGTTTTATCAGGTATAACTTTCCCAGGAGTCTCGATGTTATAGTAAATTATTACTAAAGTTAAAGGTTGGCCACCTAATATTTGTCCTACAAAACGAACGGCATCGGCTGAACATATTTGAAAACTACATGGACTATCTATGGTTACCTCTTTTTTTTTTTTCCCAACCTTATTACCAATTCTTTTACTTTTTATACTTACATCTCCCATTCCATTTGTTAAACGACTAGGTATATCATGTTCAGCTGTAGCGACTAATTGAAGGTAGGCCGCAAACATCTCTCGCCGTGTATCTGGGAAGTATTTTTTAAAAAAATTTAGAGCATATTGTTCTTCAAGAACTTTTCCAAATAATGTATTTTTACTTGGATATTCCATACATCTTCCTCCTGTTGCTGGATCATACCCCCTATATCTATAAAGTTCTTCTAGTATCGCCTTACCCCTAGGGGAATGTGGTTCACCCCGTATTATATCAATTGCAAGTTTTATATCCTCCTGGGTTGCAGGTTCTTCACCACCATCATATAAATCTTCTGTATCTTCTTCATCCTCCTCATCATCGGAATATTCTCCACCAGATTGGTATAATATTCTATTATTTCTTCTATAGTGATAAACCTTTTTTGTTTTACATTTTTTTTGTCGTATACTTTGTCGACATTTTTTTGATTTTTTATTTTTATATCGACTAGTAATTCGCCGTTTATATTTTCGTCGAATTGTTTTCATATATATAGTATAAATATATGAAAAAATATAATTAAAAAATGGAATTATATAATAATATAATAATTATTATTTTTCACCCCCTTAATTCGAACGCGCTAAACCTTGTATCAACATTTGTGATTGAGAAATATGTGGCGCGCTCATCCGGCTCTGCAGTTCATTCCGCGAAAGATACATATTTTTCAGGTCGCTTGTTTCATAGCCAAATGGCTGGCTATTATCTAAAGCAGATGGAAAAACAAACGGCACATTCGATTGTGAAACCGGATTTTGGCTCCCTATGTAAACAGGTGGACACGCCCCGCAGTTGTTGCATGCAGATACAGAATTTGACTGCATTATCTTGACTGCATTGTTTTGCAAAAAAGTTCTATAATCCCAGTTGGATTTGATATCATTGTTTTCGCGGATTTTCTCATTTATAATTGCACCTGGTTGCCAGGTCGCATAGTTTCTACCATCCGCCATAATAGGCGGAAAATTGAAGTGGATATTACTTGATCCAGAGTAGCAAGTTCCCCAAGACATTTTTGTGTTTTTGGTTGTGTCTGTGTTTTAGGTTGTGGTTCGTTACTAAACTACTATATATACTTTATTGTATAATTTATTATAATATATATAATAAAATATTAATACTTTGCTAAATAATATTTGCTATTTGCTATTTGCTATTTGCTATTTGCTATTTGCTATTCGTCATTCACCTATCCTTGGGTCAAATGTTTGATAAGTTCTTTCTTGTTAAGTTTGTTAATAGCCGTCTCATTATATTGGAGCCCATCTGCTGATAATTTAGTCTTCAAATGTTGCTTAAGTGTTTGAACATTCATTGAGTTATAGTCTGTATGCTGCTGTTTATCGGCTTTAAAAATAGTCTTAATTTCGGTAGTATCGGTGAGAGAAGTTTCTAAATGTTGTTGTTGTTGTTGTTGTTGTTGTTGCAAGGGTAATGATGCATGTTCATGGAGTTCTTGCACTTTTACTTCAGTATCATCGCTGGTTTCTTCATCGTCATTCTCATTGTCATCATCACTTATATCCTCGTTGTCATCATCGTCATTGTCGTCGTCATCATCACTTACATCATTGGTGTCGTGTTTAGACTCAGAGCTTACAGCATATAAAGGCTCTGTCAACTCAATCACTTTAATATCATCGCCGGTTAAGTGTTCGATGGTGTGTGCGTGTGTGTCTAAAGCTCCGCCGTTGTTAAATATTATTTTTTTTGTAGTATTCTCGTGGTTCTCATCGTTCTCTTCCTTCTCATCCTCGGACGATGATGAATCAGTGTCATCATCTTCAGAGTCAGACGAGGATTCAGATTCGTCATCATCGTATTCGTCGTCGTCGTCGTCGTCATCATCGGAAACATCAATCAAGTCATTTGGATGACGATTTTGATTACCTGGAATACCCGCACCCTCACCTGCGCCACCCTGTTGCATCTGCATTTGAACATGTTTCATCATTTCATCATCATTTACTATATTTCGCGGATGTCCTCCATTTCTCATACTCATTACTAAAGATTGTAATACTTTTGCCTGTTCTCTTTGTGAAATCTCTAAAATTCGCAGCTTAAACCGGAAGAATATAAAAATTGCAGAACATATGATTAAAGTAATAAGAATATTGAAAATAGTTTGTGAATGGAATAGTGACATCTTTTATTTTTATACATAAATAAAAATAAAATATTTAACGCTTTAATGCTTTCTTAATTACATCGACATCAAAAGTTGTTTTGTATTTTCTATAATTGTCTTAGGATATTCTAAATCATATAATACTTTGATACCTCCTTTAATTTTAGATATACCTCTTTCCAATTTATATAAATATTTCACGTTGTAGTCTTCTTCGACGTCTACTTTCATTTTATAGTTTTTAATTTTTTTATTTGTTTTTAAGTTATTGCATAATGAAATATAATGGGTTGTAAGCATAAGATCAACATTCTTCATGCTTGACAAGTAGTCAATATACCCGTATGCACTTGCTACTGCTTCATAAGGATTTGTTCCTGAATACAATTCATCAAAAATACAAAAGTGACGTTTATCATTTTCTTTTTCTAAACTATCTAAAATCTCTTTACAACGTCTTGACTCGGCCTGGAATAAACTATCGCGTCCGGATGTATCTGGAATATTCAAATAGCTGTGCAGATAGTCATAAGGTTTAAGATTTGCGCTATCATAAAATCCGTATCCTATTTGTTGCGATAGAATAATATTCATGAGTGTTGATTTGATAATCGTAGTTTTGCCTGCAGCATTCGGGCCTGTAATTATGATTTTTTTATTTATGACAACATCATTTTTAATTGGTGTTTCATATGGCGGATAGTATAACTGCTTAAAAGATGTGTGTTTTTTCAAAGTGGATGAAGATGTAGAACTTTTACTTCTTGAAGATTTGTCAGATTTAGTAGATGTTTTGGAGATGTTTGATGTATTCTTTTTGGATTTCTTATTTTTATTGTCTTTCTCTTCGTTCTCTCCTTTCTCTTCGTTCTCTCCTTCTGGCAACTCATCTGCTTCAATGACTTCATCAGCTTCTGTATCATCGTCGCCAATAAATACACAAGGATTGATTCGCGAACTATCAATCATTTGTTTGATATGGTCAACATTTTCATAAAATCCATTGAAACCGAAACTATAGTCAACGCATGATTTTATATCGTGGTCGACAAATATTTCATAGTTTAGTTTCATAAGTTGTCCAATTTCGGTGAATTTCTTAAAGTTCACTGCAAAGGGTTTGATTTTACTAAAGACACCACATAGTTTCTCCAAGTGTTGCACTTTTGCCTTCAAATCATTTGTAAATTCGCGATAGGTTATAAGATTATGCGACATTTGAATAACATGTTTCATATTTCGAATCGTGTATCGAAAGTAGTCGTTCAGAATAAATATATTTTTGTGAATAAGAATCATATTTTTGTAAAATCGATAGCATGACATAACATTCTGGTAAACCTGAATAAAATAGAAGAAAACCGACATGAGAACATAGATGCGTTTATCCCATGGCATACTTGAAAAATCCAGAAGCGAAAATACCTTACCTATTGGGTGGCTTGAAAGAATTGTTTTCAAGGATGCGATATAGGTTGACAACGATACTTGTGATTTTTGAATCTTCAATAAGAAGAACGGAATAAACAATAAAATCAAAGGCGAAAGCAGCGAAATCACCGGCGATGTCAGGTTATAAACGCTCATAAGTTGCATGGCCACTGGCGATTTATTTAGACTATCAAGCATCGGGAACTCAATATAACTGAAACGCTGTTTAAAATTCTTATCGCCGGCAATATCGGTCCATAGTTTATCAATCGTGTTGTAAACGTCATGTGGGAAAATAATTACTCCAGATTTGGTAGTGGCACTGGTGCCTGCGTCATCGCCTGTCTTGTATGGTTTATAAGTATAGTTATTTTTATCGTCTAAAATCATTCGCAAAGGTTCGCTAAGTTTGCAGCCATATTGATTTACATAAGATTGATAAAATGTTTGCGACTCTTTTAGAAAGTCTACATTTGTAGTATAGTAGCGACTCCATAGTGCGACGTATCGTTTACTAAAGGTGGACTCAGGTTTAAAAATGGTTTCATACATGGGGACACAATCATCATTTTTTGCTTCAAGTAGTTCTAAATCATTTAAAATATTGGTATTAATTTCGCGCTTATCACTATCTTCTAAATAACAGATGGGAAGTTTAAAAGATGTTTCCGGGGAAGAGATATTTTTATTATTGTGTTTTGATTTTTCTTTTTTTTGATTTTTCTCTCCCTTTTCTCCTTTCTCTGTATGTCCATCTGGTTCTTGTTCTTGTTCTTGTTCTTGTTCTTGTTCTTGATCTTGCTCTGGGTTATTGCCAGGAAATGTCTTCAAATATTTACTCACTTCGTTTGTCAACTGCATCGTAAAAGAGTTTGCACTTGATTTGCCACTCGGGTCTTTTTTAAGTTGTTCTTGTTTTATTTTATCATTTATTTCTTCTAATTTTTTTAGTTGCGCTTCTTTCACATCTGTTAAAATTTTATTAATGTCAAACATTTTATAGTGTCCTATTATTTTGCTTTATATCTAAAAATATTAATAATAAAATAAATATACGAATTTATTTTATTATTTATTTTTTTGTATAATGTTTTCTATAACATATAGTATAAGGTCTTGCATAATGCAAATCTAATCAATCGCAATATTTGATGGCAACTCGTCAACTATGGTATGGTAGTGTCGCTCAATCTCTTTCATCGTTTTCATATCCCATCTAGTAACAAAGTTAATCGCGGTTCCTTTACGCCCCCATCGTCCCGAACGCCCAATACGATGCAAGTATTTAAATACACATTTAGGTAGGTCAAAGTTTAATACTGTTCTAACCTGTTGCACATCAATACCGCGTGAAGTAACATCAGAAGAAATAAGGACACGATATTTTCCTGCCTTAAACTCGCTATACGCCTCATCGCGTTTTGACTTTTCCATGTTGCTGTGGATACAGCATACAGGGAATCCGTCATTCTGCATCGCCTCTGTCAAATCCATGACACGTTTAATGCTATTACAATAAATAATACATTGCGACATTGAAATAATATTGAAAATATCCTTAAGTGTTGCATATTTTTGCGAATCGTCGTTAAGGGCGACATAATATTGTTTTATACCTTCAAGCGTCAGCAACTCCGACTTTACCAAAATACGCACAGGGTTGCGCATAAATTTATCTGTAAGTGTTTGTAACTCGAGGGGCAGCGTTGCGCTAAACAATCCCACTTGCACATTGTTATTCAGATATTGAAAAATATTATAAACTTGTTCTTTGAATCCAATCGACAACATTTCATCCGCCTCATCCAAAACAAGAATAGAAATATCTTTTGCAATGATATTGTTTCGCCTCATCATATCATAAACACGTCCAGGGCAACCGACGATAATATGTGGTGTATTATTTTTAAGTTCAAATGCATCGTCATCTGTGGAAGTTCCACCAATGAGCAGATGATATTTAATATTTTTATTTACAGAACCAATACTTGAAATGACTTCGTAAATTTGTTTTGCAAGCTCGCGAGTAGGTGCCATAATAAGACCCTGTGTTTTATTAAGTTCAGGGTTTATGTTTTGCAAAACACCAATCGTAAAAACACCCGTTTTACCAGTTCCGGATTGAGCCTGTGCAATAATATCCCTTCGGTCAAACATAGTCAAAAGCGCTTTGCGCTGAATCACACTTGGAGAGTCAAATCCATAGGAGTAAACACCCCGCATGATATCTTCATTGAGAATACCCTCGAGGTCTTCCCACTTATCGAATTCCTTGGGGGGTCTAGATGTATCGACCTCTACAGGAGTATTTAAAACTACAGAATTTTGGGTAGTATCTACCGATGCAGGAACAGCAACAGAAACTGGATCTGATGCATGTTCTGATCTCTCAGATGGAGTAGGCACTCCGGAGTTATTATATATTCTATTAATATTTAATCCGCCACCATTTCTATCATTTCCATTTCCATTTCCATTTCCATTTCCGTTTCCATTTCCGTTTCCGTTTCCGTTTCCATTTCCGTTTCCATTTCCGTTTCCGTTTCCGTTTCCATTTCTATCATTTTGATAGTTAAAATTAACTTTATTGCCACGATTCATGCGACCATTTGGTCTACCTTCAAATCTAGATTCATTTGGTAAAGATGGATCATTCTTATAACGGCTATTATTACCCGCATAGTTAGAACGATATACATAGTTAGTGCTATTTCCGCCACTATTCACATCAGCACCATTTGGTGCAGTATATTTATTACTATTATTAGCGTGGTTAGGGTTACCACTACCATTACTATTATTATACCTATAATTCTTATTACCGCGTTGAGGAGGATACTTTTCGGACATCGTGTGCTATAATGTAATAGTATATATATTTTTATACATTTAAGTATTTATAGTTTAAAATATTTATATTGAATAACAAATAACTATGGCGCCATAAAATAAAATAAAATAATAATTATATCAAAATCGATATAAATATGTTATAGTATATAAATATAGGATTATATGACAGACGTTGTAAAAAAAATGATACAATATGATATGAATGACTATGAAGAAATAACAAATGCTGGGTTCATATGCAACTTAACGCAAGAAACGTTAGATATCATTTCAAAACTATCAGAACAGGTCGGTGCACCAACATATATTAAAACGCCGATATTTCTTAAGAAAGAAAGTCGTGTTGCTGGGTTAGGAATGGGACTAGGGTCAGCAATAAGTGCGGGGGCGAACGGATTTAAAAAGAATAAAAGTAGACCATCTGAGATTACAGATGAAGACTGGGAAACGATTCGCCAGTTTCAGACGACGACAAAGCATATTAGCGAAGGCATACAAAAGAATATGGAAAATATTCGTGGATATTTAAATAAGATATCAGAAGCAACATTTGATAAAATGGTGCATGAAATAAATATGGAAATTTCACAACTCATTGAGCATGAAACTAGTAATGAAAATATGATGAAAATAGGTCATTCTATCTTTAGCATTGCAAGTTCGAATAGTTTCTACTCGGAACTATACGCAAAATTATTTAAAATTTTAATGGGAGAATATGATGTGTTTAAGAAAATATTTGAAGATAACTACAAGGTTTTTATGAATTTATTTGACAACATTGAATATGCGGATCCTAAAAAGAATTATGACAAGTTTTGCGAATATACAAAAACAAACGATAATCGTCGCGCGATGAGTTTATTTATTGTGAACTTAATGAAAAATAACGTTATCGATAAGGGCGAGATATTGGAAATTATTAAGAATTTGCAGAAACTTATTATGAAGTATATTACAAAACCAGATAAGACAAATGAAGTAGAGGAGTTAAATGAAAATTTATATATTATTATAACAAATTCGTCAAACGAAATAAAATTTGGTTCAGACGAAGGTACTGAGAATATAGTAAAAGATATTGAGTTTATAAGTATATTAAAACCTAAGATGAAGGAGTATCCTAGTATAACAAATAAGACTATTTTCAAACATATGGATATTATTACAGAGATAAAGTAAAGTAACACAAAGTCGATTTAAATATATACATTTAAACATAATAATAAAGATATTTACCAATATTATTATTATGTTTAGTTTAAGCGAAACTATGTATGAAACTATACCCGAACAAAAAGAAAACAAAAAGGAGAAAAATATAAAAGAATGGAATAGAATAAACAACATATGGTTGGATATAAAGAATAAAAATAAAAACGAACATCCGTGTTTATATAGCACAGATTCTGATAATTCAGTAGATAATACACCAACGCCAACACCAATACTATCAACATCTTGTAATTATATTTTAAAAAAGTCGAATAGTTTTTGTAGTTATGATGATGAAATCAATGGTGGTCTTGAAATAGAAAATGAATATTTAGATGGACGTGGAAATATAGATGGAGATGGAGATGGAGATGGAGATGGATATAATTTGGATTCGGGCCTATACACACCTTGTTCTTCTGTAACACAAAGTAGTATAAAATGTAAATATACGATTGATAATGCTGCATCACTTGAATTGGACTATTCGCTAAACTATAATATGAAAATGTTAACACATATTGGAAACTATTATGAGATATTAAAAAGTAAACATAGTCAAGGGCAAACCAAAACGACCAAAAAACGAAATGTTGCAACAAAATTGTGTAAACCAGAACTTATAAAAAGTATAGTTTCATTTGAAACAGATGCCGCAAATCATTGTCTAGTATATCAATGCAAAAAGATGCTCGAATATATTGAGTCAATTAAAAGTGACAAATATTTTTCATCATTTGTAATATTCCCATGAAAAACATATAAATAATAAATAATAAATAATAAATAATAAATAATAAATAATAAATAATAAAGTATAAATATATTAAAATTATATACTTTATTATATACACAATAACACAAGACCACAATACCACATATTATGTCATCTAGTTTCCCATCATCGGTAAGTGATATAAAATATTGTTTATATATCAACCTTGAAAATAGAAAAGATAGGAGGGAACATATTGAACAAGAATTAAAAAGCATAGGAATTCATGGTCTTCGTTTTAATGCAGTCAAACTACAAAATGGACGCATTGGTTGTAGCATGAGTCACTTAAAATGTTTACAAATCGCCAAAAAAAATAATTGGCCATATGTAATGATATGCGAAGACGACCTTTTATTTTTAGACAAGGAAAAAGCAGTAAAACATATGAATGATTTTTTTAAATTGCATTCTGGTGACAAAGATGTTTGGAATGTTATGCTTATAGCAGGAAATAATGTACCGCCGTATAAAAAAATAGACGATACGTGTATTCGTGTTTCACATTGCCAAACTACAACAGGATATATAGTAAAAAATACATACTATGATACGCTGATAGATAACATAAAAACAGGAATTGAAAAACTAATGAAAAATCCTACAAATGCTTTTTCATATGCAATTGATAAATATTGGATTCAGTTGCAGAAAAGGGATGTATGGTATTTACTTGCACCGATTATTGCAGTACAGAGGGAGGATTATAGTGACATTGAACAAAGAACAACCAACTACGAGTATATCATGAAAGACTTGGATAAACCGCATTTAGTACGGAATATGCAAAATATTAGTATGAGCTACTCGAATACTCATTGAATTATTTATAATTTTTATAATTTTTATAATTTTTATAATTTTATCATTGACTTGTCCATTTTATTTTTATCCACGATGGTGGGCACAAATCGTTTGTATTATGTGTAGGCAATGCAGGACCGAACCAATTATCAGGATAGCAAACTATTTTATTTGGATTTGTATTCAGATACGCCGACCACCAACTAAATGTGCTGTTTGCAATAATGTTATGACTGCAACAACTCATAAGTAGCATTGACTGCCAATCTTCTATATTATTAGGTGCTCTATAAAATACCATAGAAGTAAACCTCTTGCGTAATTTATCTATCTTTACTTCTACTTCTGCTAGGTCATTATCTTCGCAAAAGTATAATACTATGTATTCTGTTGACATAGTATCCAGGAACGCTTTTGACTCAGATAGAGGCCCAGGCGACAACAAAGCATGTGTACTCAATATATATAAAATACTATTCGCATAATAATCAACATCAAGTGCGGTATAATTATGTGTCAAGGATTTATAATCGCCAAGACGAAAATGCAAAGATATCGAACGTTTATTTCCACACACCGAATTCAATCGTTTTTTCATGTTTTGTTTCTTTTCTTGTAGTTTCATATATTTTATGATTTGGTTAGTTTCTTTCTCAAAATATTTATAACTATGAAAGTAACCAAATAACACTATACCATTAACTGAATTTATTATAGCTGGGTGCCTTTGCATTTCATCATTGTAGTGAAATGTTGTTTCTTTAAACATAGGTAAATTTATTTTATTTATATAAAAATCAAATGTATCCTTTTTTAATTCTTTAAAAAGTGTATCCCAGTATATATCTTGGCGTTTATCGCCTCCTAACTTTTTATTAGGAAAAGTAAAAGAGCGTTTTAGTTTCAGCGATAAAGCCAATGTAGTAAAAATTTGGAACAACTGATTACCTAGCCCTCCCATAATTACACATGATATCTTGTGACCGAACATATAATATTATATTTATAGTAACTGATAATTATGGTTCTACGTATAATAAATATAAATAAATATATTTAATATTATATAATAAGTATAATATATTAAGTATAATATAGTATTGACATAAGACATACACGTATAAAATTCTATTAAGTAAGAAAAGAAAATGGTTCGCTCAAGAATTGACCCAACTATAAACTATCCAGAAGTAAAAGCATTAGACCAAACAGATACAAAAGAAACACAATATAAAGCCCCACTATATGAAGCAGAAGTTTTAGGTATTCATACGATAGTTAGTATTGGGCAAATAAAAAACACATTTATTGAAAAAGGTGTAGTATATTTTCCGCTTTATTTGATTAAAGACGACAAAGTATTATCGCAAATCGGCGTTATAGAAGCAATGCAAGAAACGATTCCATCGCTTTTAGATGAAGAAAATGATATCAGTTTGGAAAAGGCAGAGCCAGCGCTTTTATATTCATTTGTAAAAGAAAGTTTGGTGAGGAAGGCGGTATACATTGCTGGTAAAGCGGAAACAGAGGGAATGGCAATGGGAATGGCTCAGGCACCAAAGATAAAGTCAAAACTTTCACTTGCACCTTTATCTTTATCCACATCCGAAAAAGAAAGGAAAGATGCGCTTAAAAAAAGTGCATTATTAAGCAAGGAATTAGGTGTTGGTGGTATTGAAGACGAAGACGAGGACGAGGGAGAAGAATTCGCTGCAGGTGTTGATGCCGAAGAATCGGACCTTCAGCGAGCAATTCGTGCGTCTATAATAGAAGGTTCAAAGGTTCCTGACTTGCCGTTAAAACATGCAAGTATTCCTGTTCAAACGCTTGACCAATTTGAGGTGGAAAGAAAGAGGTATCGTCATACCAAAGACGAGTCATGGATGGAGTCTTATTATGAAAACAATAATTTCAAAGTTATTCAAAATTCCGGTGGAGGCGATTGTTTCTTTATGATTATTTGTCAGGCGTATAAAACGATTGACCCAGATACTACGATGAGTGTTATAAAATTAAGGCGTCTTTTATCCTATGCACTTACCGAGCGGCAGTTCACAGAATATAAAACATTATATGATGATTATTCTCGCCTGGAGAAAAAATTAGTAAAAGACAATCAGGATATTGCTACAAGAAACAAGGAAATCAAAGAGCGGTTTCAGAATAGTCAGAGCAAGCAAGAAAAATTAGAACTGAAAGCTGAATCCGAAAAACTCATCGAAAGCAATAAGCGTATTATGCAAGAGTTGGAAGTCGTAAAAGAAAATAAGAAAGAAGTTAAATTTATGAAAGGTGTGAAAACAATTCAGCAGTTACGCGAAGTAATGCAAAAGGGTGAAATGACAAGTGAATACTGGGCCGATGCATGGGCAATCGCGGCTCTCGAAATTATTTTGAATATAAAATTTATTAACCTTTCTTATAACGATTTTAACCAAAACCAGCGGAAATCATTCCAGGAAATCAATGTCATAAATTGCGGCAATGATTTGTCGAAAAGTTTAATAGAGGAAATCCGTAAAAATGTTGCGGAAGTCAGCAAGGCAGGTGGGTTAGGGTCGGGTGCTGGTGCGGCTGCTGCAAGTGCTGACATGGGAGGCAAAAAATCGCCTGATGACTATGAGTTTAACCCGGATTACTATATTATGATATCACATGCAATGGAACATTATGAACTGATTACCTATTACGGGAACGCAATGTTGACGTTTCCGGAGATACCATATTGCGTGAAATTGCAAATTGTTACGCGATGTTTGCAAGGCAAGTTCTTTAATGGTGCATATAGTCATATTCCGCAATTTAAGTTATTTATCCAAGAACTGGGTATTGCGAAAAAGGTGGAGGGGCGAATGGTGGATGAAAGTGTGGATGCATTATCTGCAGCGGCTTCAAATCCACATTTCAGTGAGAATATCCAACTTGTGCACCATAAGAGCGCAGGAGATGAAATGCCCGGAAGAGCCCAGGGTGATTATGTAGCACAGAATGACCGAGCTGGATTTATGGAACTTGGTGGGGGTGGTCATGACCATCGTGGAAGCAATAGTTGGCGCAGAAAGATATCGAATGAATGGAATGCGCCGTTTACACTAGATGGACACCGGTGGTTATCTGTAGAGCATTATTATCAGGCGAATAAATTCTTTAAAAAACATCCGGAGTTTTATTTGTTGTTTACGATGGATGCGAATAAGAAGAGCAAATATTATGAACCATCGTCAATATTGTCGCGGATAGCACACGATGTTGAACTGGCGACGTATGCTGGAAGAAAACTAGGCACGACAAAAATAGATGGTAAGAAAGTTGTTCTCCGACCTGAAGAAGTGGCGATTGATCCGGATTTTTTTAATGGAAGACATGCCAAGGTTTTAGAAGATGCAACATTTGCAAAGTTTACTCAAAACGACGACCTTGCAAATATTCTGATGTTAACAAACAACGCCAAGTTGATAAATTATCATCATACAAAGGAGCCATCTGTTTCGGTGCACTTGATGCGTGTTCGTTCGAAACTGAGAACAAAACGCGGAGGTGTCAATGATTATGAGGTGGTGTAATTGTATGAATGTATGAATGTATGAATGTATGAATGTATGAATGTATGAATGTATGAATGTATGAATGTATGAATAGAATGTAAAATATAATGTAAAATACCATATTTTTAATATAAAAATATAGTATATATCTATCAAAATCATCCAAAATCATCCAAAATCATGAATTATACACTAAGCACATCAGACCATAACCTTCTTCACTTGTTCAAATGTAACAATAGGAGTAACTATAAAAAATTAATACAGATGAATAAAAAGCAGCTTACAGGGAATGCCAAGAATCGACGGCAGTATGAAATAAATGACATATTGTTATCTTTTTATGACGTAATTGACAATGAGTTTCGTCTTTTCAAAAGTAGTCAAGGTCAAGGTCACTTCGGTAGTATTTTCAAACACAAACTTGAAAATATTCGCACAACAAGTGATAAATCTGTGGAAAGAAAAATAGTTTCCGTATTAGAAAATATTCCATATGTTCCCGGTAGTATTGTAACATATATAAAAGAAAAATGCACATATGTATTAACATATTCATTTCGCATCAATGATACGCGCACTGCAAAAGTAAACTTTATTATTTTTGAAGACAGCACATATGAGATAAATAATATTAGAAAAAAGAGTGCATCATATTTTAAGAATGCAGTATTAAAAATATATTTATGGTTAAAAATTGCATCGAAATATGCAGCCAAAGAATGCGCTCCACTATTGGAATGTTTTATTTACCTTACTCCTTTTAAACGAAGTCATCCTTTATTTAGCAAGGAAAAGGAGCAGGAGACAAAGACAGGGGTGGGGACTGCATATGAAGACTATGAAGAATATGAAGATTTATACCATCACGTGAATGCACCACGCAGAAGCGGTGTATTGAAACCGATACATATAAACGGAGGTGTATCAGATTTATGTCAACCGAGTGGACGTATTATCGTATATCGAAAAGAAGAGTGGTTTAAAGTGCTTATTCATGAAACAATGCATAACTATGGACTTGACTTTTCAGAGATGGATATTAGTGCTGCAAACGGATTGTTGCATAAAATGTTCACGATTCAAAAAGATGTAAAACTATACGAATCATATTGCGAAGTATGGGCTAGAATCATGAACATAGTGTTTGAGACCTATTTTGATATAAATTCGCGTACAAAGTTTTCGTCGAGAACAACGAGAAAGAATTTTGTAGATAACATTACAACAAAACCAATAACAGAAGAAAGTGAAAGCAATGAAGGTGGAGGTGGAGGTGGAAGGGAAGGATCGAATAATGAAATAAGTGTAGTAAATATAAAAAATGCACAAAATCGTAGAAAATTTTTAAAACAATTTTATAACTACTTGCAACACGAGTCCTTGTTTTCATTGTTTCAAAACATAAAAATATTAAACTACATGGGACTAGATTACAACATTATATCAAATTGCACAGATTCAAATTACATAGTTGCAAAAAAACTATACAAGGAGGAAACAAATGCATTCGCATATTATATCATTGTTTCTATTTTACTTTCTAATTTTAATAATTTTATACTATGGTGTATCGATAACAATACAAATATAATTCAATTCAATAAAAGTAAAAATAGTATTACTAATTTCGTTAAGTTCATTTACAGAAACTATAAAAGTAGTGAACTTTTAAATATGATAGTCGATTTGGAGATTCGTCTTGAAACGATGGATGGTGCAGATACCAATACAGACAACCAAGAAAGCCATAATAGCAACGAAATGTTGCGAACGATGCGCATGACAATAGTAGGTGGCTATTTGTGATTGTAAGTCTGTGTGCGAATATAAGTAAAGCAACAATTTTCATGTTTTATTTTGTTTTTACGCCATTCTTTTGAAGCATCTTCGAAGTCTATATTTGCGTGATTCGTGTAATTCATTTTTATTTCACTTGTAGGCTGTGATGATATCTCTTGTTTTTTTGATTGTTGGCGCGTTGTCACTGGCATTTTTATTCTACGAATGTCTATATGTGTATATGCGTGTAGTGTGTATGCGTATGTATGTTTCTATATATGTATATATTATATATTTGTATCAATTTAATATATAAAAAATTGATGCACGAATAACATATATTATAGTTAGTAAATAAATAAAGCAGTAAGTATAATACCAATTTAAAAACTAAGATATTTGTTTTAATCTCATCATCATCATCATCATCATGGGAATTCGAGCACTAAATAAGTTTCTTCAAGCAAAATGCAAATCATCTATCAAGTCAATACCATTATCCGAACTTTCAGGTAAAAAAATAGCAGTAGACATAAGCATATATCTTTACAAGTATATTAGCGAAAATGCATTACTTGAAAATTTGTATCTAATGATATCACTATTTCGAAATAATAATATAACACCGATATTTATATTTGATGGGAAACCTCCAGCTGAAAAGAATGACACAATCGCGACAAGAAAAAAAAATAAAATATATGCGCGCGAAGAATATTATAGACTAAAATTAATTGTTGAAAGCATGAAGGCAGAGACAGATGCAGAGGTAGAGGCAGATTCAATTGCAGATGCAGATGCAGATACATATACAGATGCACAAAAACAAAAAGAATATGAAATCAACGACATGTCGCAAGTAATGGAGCAACTCAAGAAAAAATTCGTGACTATTAAATACGATGATATCCAAAATGTGAAAACTCTGCTTCAAGCATATGGGGTGACGTATTTCGAAGCACCAGGTGAAGCGGATATACTATGTGCAAAACTTGTTACTAATAATCTAGTATATGCATGTCTTAGCGAAGATACAGATATGTTTGTTTATGGGTGTGCACGAGTTTTAAGGTATCTTAGTTTGACATTATCAAATGTTGTTATATACGACTTGAATAATATTTTAAAAACATTGGATGTAACTATGGATGTATTTAAACAAATATGTATTCTATATGGATGTGACTATAGTCACGAGTCGTTACTAGAAAATAGTATATGCTGTGAACAAAAACAGACATTACATAATATGAATATATTTCATGCTTTTCAATTATTTAAAAAATATCTCGTTATAAGGGATATAGTAGATACAGGGGATTCTTCTGACTTTTATGAATGGATCGTAAACGAAAAGATTCATTCAATATTATACATAGATGAGATAAATAAAAACATCAAACTATTTGACATCGACGAAACCAAAAATCTAGACTTATACGACCATATCAAAATAGTAAATGGACCAATCAACAAAAAATTACTTATTGATGTTATGAAGAAAGAGAATTTCATATTCATTGAAAATTAGATGAAATTATATTTATGGTAAAAAGTAAAGAATTTAGCAATACTATATTAAATATAAAATATAGTATTAGTATATACTATGAAATTCGGTCATATTATTCATAATGTAGAGCATATTGCTCATGAAGGGTTAGAAATAACCAGTCACCTTGGTGGTGCAGTAGGAAATGCAAGTTCTACTATTTTGGATGTAGGAAACGCAATTGGGGACTTCCGCAACCATAATATAGTTGGTGGAATTATCGAATCTGGTGAAGCAATTTCCCATGGTGTTGAAACCTATGGTGATATCGTATCTGGTAACTACTTGTAATTTATTATTATGATTACTATTATGAGTATGATTACTATTATGAGTATGACTACGACTAAGACTATTTTTATTGGTTGTTAAAAATGACATATTTTTATACATGTCATTTTTATTTGGTTTTGTTTTATATGTTTTTATTTGGGTTTTGTTTTATATGTTTTTATTTGGGTTTTGTTTTATATGTTTTTATTTGGTTTTGTTTTATTTTATTTAGTTTAGTTTTATATGTTTTATTTACGCAACAGCAACGGGGGCAGCAGCGGAAGCCTTTGCAAAGTGACGAGACATGTACTGCTGCAAGTTGAAGTAAGTCAGCTCATCACCCTTCTTAACTTGAAGCAAAGACTTCAGCTTGGTGTCGGGATTAATCTTACGACCATTCTCCTTATCCTGAAGATTGTGAGCGCGAATATAGGCGTTGATCTCACGAGTCACCTCAGTTCGAGCAAGCTCTGTGCCAACAGGCTTTCCAAGAAACTCAGCGAGCTCCTTAGAAATGAGCGTGGGCTTAACAAAACCAGAAGGGGCGCGGTTACCGGTCTTGCGCTTACGCTTGGAAGCCTTCTGTGCAGCACGCATCTCACGAGCAACGTTGCGCTCAAGAGTGCGGAAATCACTGCGGAGAGAAGAAAGGCCGGAACTAAGAGTGTGAAGCTTGGAGCCAAACTCAGAGAAAAGAGAACTCAAGGAAGTCTCAAGAGCAGGGCCATCGGTATGAGCATCACCTGTGGGAGTGGGGGTAGCAACGACAGGAGCGGGGGTAGATACAGATGCGTTAGTATCTGTCTTTGAAGACTTGGGGGGCTTGGCAGCCTTATCGATCTTCTCGACCTTGGGGGTAGATGCGGGAACAGAAACGGGAGCAGATGCTGAGTCAGCGGAGGAGGAAGCTTTCTTTGCCATAGTGGTCTTTGTATACATTACTATGTGAGGTCTTTTTAAGTATTTTTAGACATTATATATTATATTTTTTTGAACATGCGATAAAATGACGCATGTTATGGTCATAAAATATTTTGTTCGTGCGTTCAAAAATACAAAACGTATTTTCTTAAGGAATTCAAAATACTTTAGGGAAATATTGATACTATATGTTTGTTTCGACGAAGTAGCAAGTAACAACGTTATGGTGTTAAATAGAAATAAAATAAATATGAATCGTTATGATATGAGTCATATTTATTATTACATATACATATTTTTATTATCTTATTTTCTATCCTTTCTCTCATTTCTCATGCTCCATCAGGTCCACCATATACACCTGCTTCATACAGCCACGGCATCGCTTCTCTAGCGGGTTGACTAACTAATGTGAGAGCAGTCAATACATAAAATGATCCCAATGTCTTGTTATCAATGTCTATCGCAGATCTCACAAGATTTTCTATGATTTGCACATTAAAACGAATAAGAACATCTATTCCTAAATTAACCAATGTCACATTTGAAGCTGCATTTGTAAAATAAGGTGTTCCTAAAAATGGACTTCCATGAGGTGGACATATTTGATATTTTGTAACATTGCTAAGTTGTGCACGATAGTTCCATATATCATACAACTCGCGTGCAAAACGTATATGTTCAACTCTCGACAAGTCTGTAAACCATTCAGAGTTTGCATAGTTACCATATGAATTCATTGTTTGGAATAATTCAAGTATTTTCATTTCCATACGTTTTCGTGGATCCATTATTTCTTGTTTTATAACGATATCAATTGGGGTTTTTAGAATCGCCGATAGTTTAACAATTCGTCTAATATCTTGTTTTATATCGGCTGTGATACTATTTCTATTATAGGGGTTCTTTGTATTTTCGCCTTCTTTTGAAATAAGATTATGCAGTGATATTATATTAAATCCGTAAATAAATCCATCTGTGTCTTTATAACTATAGAATTGCTCATATGGAATTTCGTGCATTTCATCCATCGTAAAAAAGTCTGTCTCATTGGTGCATATATTGCGTTTCTTAAATGCTGGTCCACGCAACTTTATCAATTTTCGATGAAGAAATCCTCTTACAACTTTTTGTATTTTTAGAGGCACTATCGAACTCTTGCAATAGTCGTATAAACGTTTCGTAATATCTTCTTTATTTCCGGCACGCGATACCTTATATTGCATGCAAAGTTTACGCAGTTCATCCATCTTATATTTTTCTGTTTTAAGTTGTTCATACGTGTAAATTGTCAACTTCCTTTTTACAGGGGGTGCTACTATATTTTTTATAGAAGATTCGCGTTCATCATCTACACTATTATCATTATTATCATTATTATCATTATTATTCGCAGTTTTTAATTTTTTTAAAGATGTGTTTGTGCTTGTCTTTAATTTTAATTTTTTATCTTTGTCTTTGTCGCGTTTGTTTCGCAAACTTGTTTTTATATTATTTATAACATCATCTTCTTCATCATCAGATGAAACTATTACTATTGAAGGGGGTAATACACGCCTTGTTCGTGGTTGAGATATGTTAGTGTTAGTGTTAGTGTTAGTGTTAGTGTTAGTGTTAGTGTTAGTGTTTTGTAATGACATAACTGCATGATTCTCATGCAAAATAGTATTACTATCCGTCAACGTTCCAATATTTAAGTTTACTACGTTTACATTAAAACTTACATTTGTATGAATCATAGTATTTTCAGTAGTATTATCAAGACTATTTATACTATTAACATTCATCATTATAATATTTGGTGACGATAATGATGTCATATTTATAGTAGTAGTTTATAATTTATAGTAGTTACTTATTATTCTTTAATATGATACTCTTCTATATATTATAAACATTTTTTTAATATATTATACAAAATCATTTTATTTATGCGCGTTGTTGTAATACACGATACATCATCATATATGCATTGGTAAAGCAAAATAGAATTAAATAAAATATACTACTTTTTAGTATATAAATATAGAAGAATATAACACGTTTTATTAAAATATATTTTACTACCATAATGACGTGTGTATATTGGTTATTTTTATTAAACACACTATATTTTTACTAGTATGCTTATTTATGATTATGTTTTATATTTTATATTTTATATTTTATATTTGAATTATGTAGGATATTTTCATCGCCAGAAAATTGATCGAGCTTATAAAGATAAATGTGAATAGCATGAACACGCAAGTAGTCAAAACAGCAAACCAACCCCCAAGCCAACAATAATGTCAGCTTCTTCCACTTCCGCTTCCTATGCTAGCAGCAAGTCTTCCGCTCCCAAGGAGATTCTGGTCGGCGAAACCTTCAATCCTATCAAGGACCTCAAATATTCCAAGCCCAAAGCGAACAGCTCTGGTGGCAAGAGCGTCGGAATTCTCAATGCTTCAACCAATGGCGCGACGTATATTTCAACTCCTCTCATGTTGACGTGGGGTGTTTCGACTTTCGAAGACAAGAAGACCGGCGAGAAATCATACAGCATGTCGCTCCAGTTTCCTGGCGAAGAATACAACACACCAGCAATTACCAAGTTCCGTGCTAATCTTGTGAAGTTCGAGGAGAAGGTCAAAGCCGATGCGCTTGCAAATCAAAAGGACTGGTTCGGCAAGACGACTCTCACGCAGCAGCATATCGACTTTCAGTGGACTCCTATGTTGAAATTCGCCAAGGGTGAGAATGGCGAGCCCGATCACAACAAGAACCCAACCCTCAGTGTAAAGATGCCTATCTGGGAAGGTGTGTGGAATGTTGAGCTCTTTGATCCCTCTACTCGCAAGATCTTCCCTGATCCTTGCAACGAGCACGTTACTCCTCTCGACTTGATTGCCAAAGGTTCGCATGTCGCAGTCGTCTTGCAATGCGGAGGTGTCTGGTTCGCAGGTGGCAAGTTCGGAGTTACCTGGAAGCTGTTTCAGGCAGTTGTGAAGCCGAAGACCACGCTGCGCGGCAAGTGCCACATCAATCTGTCGCAAGATGACAAGAAGATGGTCGAGACTCAGGAGATTGACACGATCAGCGACGACGACATTCCTCGTGCATCCAATGAAGTTCAGGATTCTGATGGTGAAGAAGAAGAAGAGGAAGAGAGCCCTGCTGCTCCTGTAAGAGTTGCATCATGTGCTGCTCCTGCACCGGCACCTACTCCTGTTCCCGCTGCTGCTCCCGAACCTGTTGCTGATGGAGATTCAGGTGCTTCCGCGGGAACCAAGAAGATTGTGAAGAAGGTTGTCAAGAAGTAAATGCAGAACGCCATGACAACAATGACAACAACAATATCGCGTAGTAAACAATGAGTAAGTATACTATTCGCAAGGCAAAACGACAATACAGGTAAGAAAATATGATAAAATAATATTGTTTTAATATCGTATCATATAATACTAACACCTTTATGCAGATAATATATCTTTTTTTCAGTGACACACACACGCACACACACACACACATATCAAGTTACTTTATACTTTTCCAAAGCATATTTTTTATATTTTTCCCCGAATATATTACCTAGCATATCGATATACTGGGTTATAATAGTTCTATACCTAGATACTGACGTAGATGTAGACGTAGATGTAGACGTAGATAATTTTGTAACATTTTGCAACAATATTTTAAATCCTTGTAGTAATAATAGTAGTGTATTGGTATCAGCATTGCCTTGAAGTTTACCAAGTATATCAATCATACTTTTAAAAAAAGTGACATAGTCATGATTTAAATCATCGTGGTTTTTATACTTTCTTAATTCTCCTTCTCCAAAGTCAATTATTTTGAATGAAAACGGAGTCGATAAAGATAAAGGTTCAATAAAGTAAATACTATCTGCTTGAAGCGTCTTATGAAGTAAATTTGATTTTATCATTTTGTAAATTCCTACTATAATATTTGTAATCAGTGTAAAAAGAATTGCAAGTTTGGTATTGTCTATCCCAGCACTAAAATTACTTGTTATATAAGATTCAAGATTTGTATCTCCGCAGTATTTTATATTAAATACAAAAAAATCATCGACATTATAATCCGGCTTTGACAAAGAACATTTATCAAAGTCTTTAGGAAGATTATTTTTTGTCAAGTCGAATGCATTGCTAAGAAGTGAATGAAATTTACCATCATGGTCTATTGTTTTCATTTTTTTAAGAATTTTATATTCATGACGAAATTCATTAAATATATTATTTCTTAATACTATTTTTGAAACTATACTACTATTTTTTGTAAGGATGTCTGGGCGAAATACGCATCCGTAATTACCTTGTCCTAATAGTGTTCCGCCCTTTAAGGAAAAACGTGTATGTTTATATTTGCGAGTGTATCTATGAGTGTATTTGCGTGTTGGTTTCATTCTCGTTCTCGCTATTGTTCTTGTTTTTTTCATAATTGCGTGTATATAGATAGATATAGATATATATACATGCGATTATTTTTAAATACATATATTTTCAAATTATCAACTAACTAACTATTTTTATCTACTATTATTTCTTTCTCAATATGTTTTATTATTTTACGCTCGTAGTTCTCATAGTTTTCAATCGGTTCACATATTGAACGCACCATAGTAAGGTATTCAATTTGTTTTTTCTCTGTTTCGATCCAATCTGGATTATCATTTGCCCATAGTTGTAAAGCAGTTCGCTCTTTATCTGCTATTTTTACTATCGTATTTTTCATTTTATCATGATTATCGTCTTTGTGCCACTTGTCTTCATCTTTAATATACATAGTGTCGCGCTTAATATCTGTGCAATGAATTGGGCGTTTATATATATCTAATTCTTTGAGACCTTTTATCATAACATCCGTTATACCACGCGAAATGCCATTCTTTTTTGAAAATAGTAAGTCGTCTAGTGTGATTTTTAGCGAGTCAATAAAATCGGATATGTTGAGAGCATCTTTGCATTTCTCGTTTAGGAAAACATTTAAGTTGAAATTATTTGTTGTGTTATTCGTTGTGTTATTTGTTATATTACCTACTTTTGGTATTATGCTATTTATCTGCTCTTGTTGACCTTTTATTATCTTCATCATCTCACTATTATCTTTAATAAGTTTAAGAACAAGTTCATCTTTATTCACCATTTTTATATTTAATTCCATGTTTTCGCAATCTTCAGACGTTAAATCGTGTGATTCAGGTATATAGTCACATATTTTAATATGCTTCCATAAACCCGAGCGAGTATTATATTTTTTTTTACATTTATCGCACATATTATGTTGTGCTACTTTTTGCTTCTTTTTTGTTTCCAATGTTTCCAACGAGACCATAAGCTCATGTTTTCTAGTAGAGACGTGTTTATCAAAATTACACTTTTTACTCGTAGTATAGTCACACTTTTTACATGAAAAAGATGGCTCCTTTTTTAGCTTCTTTTTTGTTTCCATTTGTTTCCTAAAGTATATGGACATTTTTTTTTAAGTCAGTTTGCAAAATTTCTAAAAAAGTTATCGTAACAAATTTTTCAACTAAAAAAAGCAAATGAGAGCATTATGGTCTGAGTGTGATTTTCAACATTTTTTTCAAATCTAAAACTGAAAAATGAAAATTGGACATTTATAAATGTCCATTTTTGAAAATCCAGAAATAGATTTGAAAAAACATTACATCATTCATTCTTCGGCGTCCGCATGCGCCATTTCCGCGGGGTTACCTTTATGATGTAGGGATATATGATGCATTATTTGTGAATGACTGCATAATGCAGTGGTTTGTATATTCGCATAAAGATGGTCCAAAAGATGGTCCAAAAGAAGGGGAGCTGTTTGGGGGAATTCTTGGATGGATGTTTTTTGGGATGTTTTGAAAAAAATTGCGGAAGAAGTAGAAAGAATGTATGTTATTGTTTTTAGTTTTATCCCCGAAAAAGGATAGGTTGACTTTTTAGGTAGAATGATGGAAGGGGTTTTTAGGGTTGTGAGAAACGTGAGAAACGAGAGAAACGAGAGAAACGAGAGAAACGAGAGAAACGAGAGAAACGAGAGAAACGAGAGAAACGTGAGAAATAATTCATAATTCAGAAATAAGAACTATGAATTATATTGCAAAAGTATCAGTAAAAAACTAATATAATAATTCAATATTGACAAAAATAGATGATTTTTCACTTGTATCATACATATTTTTTGAATGTATAATAGGTATTCCTTGCCCTTTTAATACATAGGTTTGATTATCTTTTACATACAATAAGCCTGCAGGAATAATAAAATGTTTACTGCCGATTTGAAACGATATCTGTTTCTTTTCTAATAACTCGGTAATTTTCATACGCAAATCTATATAAATGTCGTTGTTTGTGTCAATGTATATGTGCGATGGAGTCGTTGGTATACAACGAACTATTAAATCAATAGGTGTATTATCTTTTTCACCCACTTTGTAATACAACTCTGTATGCCAAAGTGGAATATAATATTTTTTCTCATCATGTTCTAATATGTATATATTATTTTCACCAAATAAGTCGTCTAAGGATACCGAAATAATGACGAGGTTATCTAACTCCATCTTTTTTCTTATGATTTTTTCAAATAAAAGAAGTTTTTCATTACTTATATGAAACACTGCGTGATATTTGTGTATGATTTCATAGATCGTATACGCAGTTTCTTTATCCATATCTTCAAACATTTTTAATGACAACTCATGGCAATCTTCTACTATTATTTTTATAATCATATCCATGGTTATTTTTGCATTCTCTTGAGAAATATTTGTATACATCTTTTGCAACAAAGACTGCGTAAATATTCTAAAAATCGCCATATAACTTTCTTCTCCTGTATTCATAGATGCATCAGCTTCATCAGATGAGTCCATGTGAGAACCATGAGAACCGAGAGAAATATATAAATTATACAAACACAGGTATGCACTATTTACTTCCTTGAACTTTTCACATGATTCATCACTATTGTTATTCTTGTCAGGATGGTGTTTCATTGCATGTATTCTATAACTTTTTTTCAACTCTTCGAGTGTATAATTGGTTTTTAAGTTTAATACATCAAGTGCATGTTTTATATCCATTTATGGTTGTTATTAGATTATACATGTAATTTTCTAAATGGTAAATCGGTCTATAATTATTATTATAATATTGAAAAAAAATAAAAGTTTTTAGTAGAACGTCTGTAATATTATCTTTATTTAATACTTCTGTCTGTATTAAACACGACAATATATACCATATACACTCGTTTATGTCCAACTCATATATCAATATTTCATATAAAATATCTCGAAACTTTAAAAAGTTAATAGTATCTGGATTTTTAATAGATTCTATAATATTATTACATATACATTCGTGTGGGTTGGTTAACTCATTCGTATTTACGATTACATTTTTAATATTTGATAAAGATGTCAAATTTTTATAATTATCTGATATGGATATGGTAGTAGAAGTAGAAGCAGTAGATTTGTATTTTGATATTTTATTATAAGAAATAGAATCAGTATTTTGGTATATTCCATCGATATCGTTACCACTATCATCGTGGTGAACATGTATAGGTTCTGTATCAGAATTTTCTATTATATTTTTGTTAGAATACATACGTGTATTTTTATTTGGATGTATTGAGTTTACACATTTATTATAAAATCTCAACGATGGCCTTGGAATAGAAATAATTTGTGAGTTATTTAAAATATTATCAGGTATAAAACTAATATGTTCTGTAATAATTATAAAAAATAGTTTTATTTTATTAAACGAGTTGCTTTGCATATAACTATAAAAAATATCCAATAATTCACTATGTATCTTATGAAAATATTTACATAAAATAATTCCAGTCGTATCTGTGCGCATAGATACAACATCTGTAATCTGGTTAAAAATATCATTCCATAATACTTTAGAATTGCAACCCAGCAAAGACATATCAACTTCAAAGTGAATATCGCTTATTTTTATAATAAAATTCTCCTTGTTTGAATTAATAGTTAGACGTTTCTCATATTTTAATTCGACATTGCTGTATTTTTTAATACATTGCAAAGCTTGGGTATACTTTCCCACACCTTTTGGACCATATAAAACTATATTTTTAAAATTTTCTACCTTTTCAGGCAATGAATTTTTAAATATTTTTTCTATTTTTGGATGAAGTGACTCGCTATGGTTAGAGGCAATATAGTCATCAAAATGTGTTTCAAGAAATTTCATAATATAGTTTGGTAATTTTTGATTATGCAGTATTAATATAATTACATGAATAGATTTAAATTATATTTCTATCTAATATTATAGATTTTTTGATATGAAATACTTAAATATATAATAAGTATTATAGTAGTGTAAATATTGAGCAATAATATATTTAATAGTAAGTATACATAAATGAAACTTGTAACCATTCATCCAGAAAATATCACAAAAGAATATATTTATTTTAATGAACCTATACAAAATAATATTATTAATGAAAGTAGATATATTAGAATATTATACTCTACTCCTAATATAGTTTTTAACGGCATTCATGTTCTTATAAATTTATCTATCGATAGTATTGATAGACAATATAACAAAAATATACTATATTATAATACAGACAAAAATATACATGCTATAAATAGCGTTAAAAAAATAGAAAAAACGATATTAAAAAAATACTATTCATTAAAAATGCCATCATATAATTTATCAGAACTTCTTGATGGTGGTATTATACGATTGTTTACCGACTCTGTTGAAAAAAAGAAATCGATGAATATAATACTCAAAATATCAGGACTATGGGAAGATGATGAAACATACGGAATTACATATAAGTTTTACTCTGTGTAAAAATATGTGCAATATGTGCAATATGTGCAATATGTTTAAAATATTTTATTAATATATTCTTATTAAACAAAAACAAAACAAAAACAAAACAAAAACAAAACAAAAACAATAAAACAAAGCAATGAGGAATATATTAATAACAGGTGGTTGTGGATTTATCGGGTCAAATTTTATTAATTATATTTTAAAAAAATATGACGATGTATATATTATTAACTTAGATGCCATGTATTATTGTGCATCTGAATTCAATATTGATAAAGAGATTCGAGAGTCTTATCTGTATAAAAATAGATACAAACTAATTAAGGGCAATCTTTGTTCCTATGATTTGGTAAGACATATTATAAATGATTACTATATCGAATATATTATACACTTTGCAGCACAAAGTCATGTTCAGAATTCTTTCGAAGATGCGCTACAATATACAAGTGATAACATAGTCGGAACACATAATCTTCTTGAAGTTGCAAGAAAATACGGAAAACTTAAAAAATTCATACATGTGTCAACCGATGAAGTATATGGTGAATCCATGATTGAAAAAAGTGAATATAAAAAAACAGAGGAAAGTATTTTGTGCCCAACAAATCCATATGCTGCCACAAAAGCAAGTGCCGAATTAATTGCACAATCTTATTTCCACTCTTTCAATCTACCTATTATCATTACACGAGGTAATAATGTATATGGACCTAACCAATATCCTGAAAAAATAATACCACGTTTTATAAAACTTTTAAAGGAAAATAGAAAAGTTACTATTCAAGGCGATGGTTCAAATGTTAGGGCTTTTATTCATGTTAAAGACGTAGTGAATGCATTTGATATTATATTGGATAAAGGTATAATTGGTGAAATATACAATATCGGATCAGACGACAATGAAGAGTATTCGGTATACGATGTTGCAAAGATATTAATTCGAAAAATAAAAAATATTGATACTGACTTGTATGATGACCATATTGAGTATATTGAAGATAGACCATTTAATGATAAAAGATACTATATAAGTAATGAAAAAATAAAAAAACTTGGATGGAGTATCCAAGAGAATTTCGATAAAGGAATCGATGAACTTATCAAGTTAGAATAAAATAGAATAAATTAGAATAAATTAGAATAAAACACGTATGTGCAAAACAATATAAAAATAAAAATAAAAGTCTAAGTATACAAATACCGAAAGGTAAATGAAAGTATTATTATACGGCAAGAATGGATGGATCGGCGAAAAACTATATAAGTTACTTATAGAAAAAGGCCATAGCGTCATTATCGGGAATGCAAGAGCAGAGAATATCGAAAGTCTCGAAGAAGAGATAAAACTAATAGAACCTACAAATATTATTTCAACAATTGGAAGAACACATGGTAAAATAGGTAACAAAGAATATACCACGATTGACTATCTTGAACAACCTGGTAAAATAAAAGAAAATGTGCGCGATAATCTGTTTTCGCCTGTTATGATTGCTTTGATATCACAGAAGTATAATATACACTACACATATTTAGGAACAGGATGTATTTTTACATATGACAGCGAACACCCCTTTGCAGAAGAATTAAACGGATTTAATACCGATTCAAAACCCAATTTTTTCGGTTCTTCGTATTCGATAGTAAAAGGATATACGGATATGTTGATGAAGGCATTTGACAATGTACTAAATGTGCGTATACGCATGCCGATAACGGACGAGATACATCCGCGTAATTTTATAACAAAGATTACTCGATACCAAAAAATATGTTCGATACATAATTCCATGTCTGTGTTGCCGGAGTTACTGCCAGTCATGATTGATATGTGTGAAAAGGGGACAACAGGAACTATAAATTTAACAAATCCTGGGTTAATAAGCCACAATGAAATTTTAGAAATGTATAAAGAAATCGTAGATGCGAAATTTACGTGGGAGAATTTTGATATAGACGAACAACGTAAAATATTAGAAAGCGAACGTTCTAATAATTTCTTAGACACTTCAAGGTTAGAGTCTATGTATAAAGTGAAACATATCAAAGATGCGGTGAGGGATGTCTTATATCGTATGAAGGATAAAAAAGAATGATAATGAAAAGGAACTGAGATTTAAAAACATGTAGAAAATAGTCGAAGAATGACCTCCATAATACCAACACATAATCCATTTAATATAAATAGTGTAATACTTAAATATAGTGTTCCAATAGATGGCTCAATCAAAGGATTACTGACAGATGTCATACATGCCATATTTGCACGTAAATAACTAAATATTAAAATAATCTGAAAAATAATCAAAACACTCGAATATCCGGAAAATTTATAATATTCTGGATCAACTTTATTTTCATTTATCATAGTTGAATACGCCAATGACTGACGTATAATTACAAAGAATATAATCAAAAGTGCAATAATCTGAAAAAATGATGGATATAAATTAAAACATTTACTATTTGTCTTTAAATAATAGGATATTACTGCAATTAAAAGTGAGAACAATGAAATGAATGATATTGCATAGCCAACCGCAGTGGCAAAACCAGGACCTTGTTCATTACCTATTTGAAGTGAACTAAATGCTATTTTTATAAATACACCTACAAATGCTAAAAGAAGTGAAATATTAAAAATATAATATATACTCTTAAATCTTACATCGATATTATCTATACCTGTTAAAGAATTCATATTATGTTATTATGTTATTATGTTATTTTATTATTTTATTATTTTATTATTTTATTATTTCGTATTATAATTCAGTAAAGTAAATACTATAGACTATATAGTTATTTTTTATTATTTAAATTTAGTATTTATAATATAAAGTATTATAAATTAAATTATATTATAAGTAAAATATAAGTAAGTATATAAAGCAAAACAAAGCAAACAAAGCAAATCAAATAAAACAAAACGAAGCAAATGAGTGGTATGTTGAATAGAAATGTATATACAGAACATCCACTAATTGAAAGACAACAAACATACGTATTGGAAAGAAAACTTGTTACTATTCATTCGGAAGATAGAGATGTATGTTCATGGCCAAATTCATCTCTTTTTGAAATAACATTGCCACAACAATTAACAAACGTTCAATCTATTCGTCTTATTGAGTCAAATTTTCCTTCTGTTAACAACGTGTTTACAAATACAAATCAAAATACAAAAATGACATTTAGTTTAAGTGCTAGCGGTCCATATACTATAACTATAGATGAAGGTTTTTATTCTCCGAATCAATTAGCAAATGAGTTGACAAATAAAATGAACCAAGCTGTTGGCACAAGTTATAATGAGTTTGTCGTAATATTTCATGAAGTAAATCAAAAAATATGGTTTGGAAATAAAAGTGAAACATTTACGTTAATATTCAATGCAAGTCAAAACTATTCCACCGGAACAGGAACATATGAAAATTGCAAAGTATTACCACCAAATGAATTGTCAGTATGCATGAACACAAAATGGGGTCTGCCGTATTATTTAGGATTTAATCGCGAAGAATATAATAATCCTACATCAACAACCAATAACTTAAACTATGAATATAAAAAAACAACAGACCCAGATTATACATGGCTTCAAGTATCAGGAACCGGCTACTATATAGTCGCGCCAAATGTAATTAGTATATTCGGAGAAACCGCTTTTTATATGGATTTGTTTAAATACAATGATATGGATGAATTAATGCCTTATCCTCGTAGAACAAATGCGGCTACAGATAATAGTTACGGAGGAAGAGTGAACAACGCATTTGCAAAGATCCCTATATTGGGTATTCCTGTTTCGCAGTATTTTGATTCTCGAAATAGTATGTTGCAAAATATGTCGCAGTTTTTTCCACCACTTGAACGACTTTCTAAAATAAAAATTCGTCTTCGTTATCATGACGGGCGACTAGTCGATTTTAGCAACTGCGATTTTAATTTTACACTGGAGTTTGATTTATATCGTGACGAAATGGCACGTGACTTACGTTTACGTGTTCCTGCGCAATATCGTATGTAGGAAGACAAAATAGGAATAAGACAATGCGAATGATATGAATATATAATATGGTTCATATCATTTTTATATTATTATTATTATTATTATTATTATTATTATTATTATTATTATTATTATTATTATTATTATTATTATTATTATTATTATTATTTAAATTCACTAGGCAACAGCTTCGGAGTTAGCTTCATCAGGGTTTACTTCTTTATTTTTATTTTTATTTTTACGTGTTCTTTGGCGTTTTTTACGTTCACCGCCTGTATTGTTAATATTATTTTTGGAAATCGTTCGCTTTGCTTTTGCTCGTGACTTGCGTTTTTTACCACCATCATAATCAAGACTTTTCAAATAAGCGGGTGTAGCATCAACGGCGGCAGCACCCGGTATTGGTAATGGCGATAATGTTGACTCTGTTTTTGCTGGAGGGGGTGCACCAAATTCAGGAGGGGCAGGGGGAGGAGGGATAGGGATATTGGATTTTTCACCGCTACTGCTACTGCTATCAGACTCACTAGAAAATGATGTAGCAGGTTTAGGTGGATCAGCAACAGGTGGATCAGCAACAGGTGGAGGTGGAATATTTTCAGGTTTGTCATTTGACTTTTTTTCTACATCCGACGACGCTGGCTTAGTTGGTTCAGGAGGTGGTGGAGGTAAATTTTTAAGTTTAACTTTAAGCTCTTTTACACTATTTACCTTGGCATTTAAGTCTTCTACTCCCTTAACAATAGAATCATATAAATTATTTATTTTATTTGTGATTTCTTTTTGGTCTGCGCTTTCTTTCATATTATTAATTGGTCCAAATAAATTTTTAAAAAATGCCATTTTATATTTATAGGTTAAGATTATATAGTTATTCTATATGATATACTTATATATATATATTAACTTATAAAAAAATATTATAGTATTATGATTTCTTGACAAGCATCCCATTCCCATTCTACTAAATTTTAATATTATGCGTAGTTTCAATCCACATAATCAAAATATCTAATGAACAAGTTTTATAATCTTCTTTAAATCCCTTAATTTTTAAAAATGATGGATTCTTCATTTCAGCAGTTTTATAAAATATATAATCACCGAATCTTCCATTTCGAATACTCAAGTCTTTTGTTATAAAACGAACCATTCCCTTAGGAGCAATTGTTTCTTGAACTTTTGTAGTGGTGTTTGTATTTTCATCCCGGATCGTATCCGCATCCACATCTGCACACACAAGCGACGCCTCTATTATTTTAACTATTTCATGATATGTTATAGTTTCCGGATTTTTACTTTTTGGGAATATCCCCGACAACGACTTTTTATTTTCACCCCATACAAAATATAAACCATACTTCCCCTTCTTAATGATTATATCTACGCCATCATATACACCTAAATGCATTCCACCAGTTTCAATCGTTCCTTTTTCATTTACGATTTGTTCAAGGGTATACTCTCCTCTTTTCAGTCGCGCAATATCAATATCCTTTTTCACACTTTTATAGGAAGTCACTTTTTTCCCATTTTCATCCTGGGTGATACATTTGATCGCTGGTCCTTTACTTGTAATCACATACGTATGGACATTATCAATAACTACACTATCTTTTTGAATATTTTTATCCTTTAGTTCACGCGTCAAGTCCGTAACCTGGCTCATACAATATGTGCAAATATCTTTATAAGTCATTTCACCTTTTGCAACTTTGTCTAAATCGTCTTCCATGCGTTTTGTAAAATCATACTCAAATAAACTATTGAAATGTGTAACTAGGAAATCAATGACGATTTTTCCAAGAGGCTGCAATACTAGTTTATTTTTTTCACCCCCAAATTCGCGTTCTGTCTGCAACTCTTGTAACTCATATGGCAATAATTCAAAGTCGACGCATTTCATTTTTCTACCCCTGACATCTTCTTTCATAACATAACCACGTTTTTGTATTTTCTCAATAAGCGACGAGAATGTAGATGGTCTGCCTATTCCGCATTCCTCCAATAGTTTAATAAGACCAGCTTCCGTATAGTGCGACTTCAATTCAATCATAGTCGACGTCGCTTTTATTTTATTATACTGCAGAATACTATTCTTTTTTATGTTTTGTAAATACTGGTAATGTGGGTTTTCTTTTTCATATCCCTCCACTATTTTCCATCCGGGAAATTCTACAAGTTCTGTCGTAAAACGATACTCGTTTTCATTTGTATCGGTGGTTGTTGTTGTTGTTGTTGTTGTTGTTGTTGTTGTTGTTGTTGTTGTTGTTGGTGGTGCAGTAATTGTCGCAGTTAAAGAAGAACATGTCGCATTTGACATACAGCTCTCCATTGCATTGGTCCATATCAGTTTATATAATTTTTGTTCACGCGCAGTAAACGAGTCAGGGATAGATGCCACTTCAATTTTTGTAGGACGGATCGCTTCGTGTGCTTCTTGTGCTTTTACGGGCGGGAGTGCTGCTGATGCCGCCGCCGCCTTCTTTGATACTTTTGGTGTCGTCGTCGATATAGACCCGATTACTAGTCGGTTAATATCCGGATGCACATATTTTTCATCCCATGTCGAAATAATATGTTTCTTCATTTTATCCACAAACTCTGCACTATATGTCTTAGAATCTGTTCTCATATAGGTTATATAAGAATTCTCGTATAGTTTCTGGCAAATCGACATTGTTTCTGATGGCGAATAGTGCATTTCACTACTAGCTTTCTGTTGTAAAAGACTAGTAGTAAAGGGGGTAGGGGGTGTTTTTGACACTTTTTTTGGAGATAGTAAGTTAAACAGGTGGTCATGATTTGCGCTTTCTTCGAGGAATGACTCCACGACGTGTTTTGCATCAAATTGGCGCGTAAGTGTAAATAGTAGATTCATCTTTGTGAAATATCCGACTATGTTATACACCATTTTACCCGGAGATGCGTCGATTTCACGTTGATTATCATAGACTAGACGAAGCGCTGGTGACTGACACCGACCGGCAGATAAACTATTCTGAACACTCGACGCAATATGCTTCCATAACATGGGGGAAATATTATAGCCTACAAGTAAATCAAGGGCTTGGCGCGCAAATTGCGCCTGGACCAAATCCATATTTAATACACCAGGGTTTTGTATCGCTTTATCGATGGCTTGCTTCGTTATTTCATGAAACACAATACGGGGTGTTGTATCCGTGGGAAGTTTAAATGTGTCGCAAACATGCCACCCAATTGCCTCGCCTTCACGATCATCGTCGGTCGCAATAATTACACCACCCGTGCACGTCGCTATCTCTGAACGAATACGCTGAATCTGTTTTATTTTTTCATCCATTGGTGTAAAACGCAAAGCAAAGTCTTTTTTCGTGTCAATAGATGTTAGACCATCAAGCGTGCGAAAATGGCCAAATGTAGCGATGCATTTATATCCAGGGCCGAGATATGATTCTATTTTTGCACACTTTGCAGGAGACTCGACAAGAACAAGTTTTGCACCTGAGAAACCAGTTTTTGATTTTTTTAGAATGCTCATACTTATGACTAGTAATATAAATGTCTATATATGTAAATGTGTAAACTAATATAGGTAAGTGGGTATTATTTATGTCGTTTGTATAATATAAATAATACTTGGAATATCACTTCAATTTATTTTATTTCTTATTTACATTGGAATTCGCATCTGTGTTAGCATCAGAAGTTGCAACATATGTCTGTGCCTGTGCCTGCGTCTTCTTAAACTCTGACCATGAAATCTTCTTGGGAGGCAATACTTGTGCATGTGCAACTTTTGAATGCTTGTCTCTATTTTTGTCGAGATGGTCTACTTTTTTAAGTGCGCTATCGATATAAATACTTTTTAGTAGCTTTCCAACCTCGAATGAACCACTATGTTGGTCAAGCTTTCCATCTTCGATCAGTTTAAGAACATGCAACAACTGAAAAAGAATATTCAAATCAATTTCATCCTTTTTTACTTTATTAAAAATATCTGTATAGTTGTTAAAAAGAAATGAACATCTTGAAACACATATAGTATCAAATTGTTGGGGGTTACTTTTAGCAAGTCTTTGATACTCATGTTTTAATTTCATAAGCGTAATAATATCATCTTTAAGGGGTTGACTATGCTTTAGTTCGCGGATTTCTTTAGTATTATCTGCAACATCATTTGCGCGAATAAGTTTATCTAGTTGTAAACGTTCTTGAGGGTTCATTTGTATATTATATTTAATATATATTATTTATATTATATTTGTGCAATATTATATTTGTGAAATATTTTCATACATATAATAAAATAAAAAATAAAAATCTTTAAGTAAATATATAATATAATATAATATAAAATAAAATAAAATAAAATAAAATAAAATAAAATAAAATAAAATAAAATAAAATAAAATAAAAATGGTAAAACGAACGATTCGAAGAAGAGTGCGTAAAAATAAAACGATTCGTAAAGTAATGAGAGGATGCAATCGACGAAGGATGAAAGAAGGAGGAGCAAATATACAAGTTCATCAATATGCAGGTGCATCACATGATGCGAATAAAAATATTCAAACCGGAACACAACATCTATTGCAAGCACAACAAAATGCACGCAATACACCTCCACCAATACCCTCACCTAGAGCATCAAGTATGGCGGGTGGTGCAAGAACAAGACACCATAAACGAAGACTAAGGTATAAAAAAAGTATGGCACGAAAAAGTAGACACGCATAAGAATAGCATAACATAACATAGCATAGCAAACGATAAAATGATTCAAGATAAAATATCGAATTTGACTTTGATATAAATAAATAAAATATACTATAATAATATATTCGCAACATAAAGCAAAATATATAACAAAATATATAACAAAATAATATTATTATAGTGTAATATGAAGTTATCTGATTTATTATTATCAATATTTATCGTAGCGGTATTTATTGGATTATATGTTATGAATGTTTTAGCAATTGGTAAGAAAAATGTTCAAGATAACTGGGCATTATATAGATGCAGTCCTATGATAATGCCTATTGCAAGTATGTTTGGACATGATACTATGAAAAATTTTGGATATTGTATACAAAATATGCAATCAAACTTTATGGCTCCTTTGCTTGCACCTTCTAACTATTCTAATACACTAGCAGCTGCAAACTTGGGGTCATTGAACGAAGGTAACAGAAACTCGATGGGTATGTTTGGATATATGAGAGGTATTACAGGTAATAACATTATGGGAATGTTTAATATATTTGGCAACATATCATTACTGATGGGTCTTATGGCAAACAAAGTAAAGGATATTATGAATAAACTAGGAGGTGTATTCTTTACGACGTTCTCACTCATGCAAGGTGCTGCATATACTACTGAATCAACGTGGAACGCAGTGCCAGGAAGGTTAGTAAATATGTTTGTTAATGTTCAGTAAGTAATGATGGAATAAAAAGACCATAATATAGAAAATAAATATAGTCTATATTTTAATACAAATTTATTCATTTATTATATACATTAATATCAGTATCCTGTATATAATACTTTATCTAAAACTAAAACTAAAACTAAAACTAAAACTAAAACTAAAACTAAAACTAAAACTAAAACTATTATAAATCATGGCCGAGTCACCGACACTGACATCTACATCATCACAAGAAATACAAGAAACACAAGGAGGATCAGGACAAAACCCAGAAAAAGATGAAGAAAATAATACTAGTTTTATTTCTTATAATGAAGTTATTAATTTTATAATGAATACCCCTCTTACCTCTGCAGTAAATAAATTATATGAAAAGACATCATATTTAGATAGATATGGTGGATCTCTTATTGTAGCAGTATTTACTATTATATGTGTTTCTTTATTTTTCTCCTATTCTTATTTAAAAAATCATTCAGATGTAATCAAGAATAATTGGCAGCAAAATAGATGCAATCCGATTTACATTCCATTTGCAGGAATGATTATTAACCCCAAAAATATGAGTAAGCATGAATATGCTACAAATAATTTTTTTCATTGTTTTGGTATTTTATTAAAAGATGTTGTCGAGGTAGCTTTAGCACCAATCGAAGCAGCTTCTATATTAATATCTGCAAGTGTTTCACTTATTGTTGGAACTATGAATAACTTAATGGGTGCTATTTTATATTTGAGAAATGCACTTGGTAGCGGATTTGGAATATTGGGTAATCGTTCTCTTAATGCATTGACATTACTTACAAAATTATCATTACTTGTTCAAAATTCATTTAATCAAAGTCAAGGTATACTTGTATCTATAATGTATATATTTTTTACTGCATATGATATGTTATCTTCTTTCTTTCTTATTCTTATTATTGCTGCTCTTGTATTTTTAGCAGCAGCATTGGCGGCAATGTTAGTCGCATGGTTATTATACATTATATTTTCAGCTATACCACTTATTGGATGGGTTTTAGGTCCAATATTTTTATTTGTTGCTATTGGTTTAACTTTGGCATATGTTGTTATTTTAATTATGGTTATCGTAGTTATTGTTTTTACTGTATCAGTAATACAGAAAACTTCATAGTAAAATATTAAATAAGTAAATATTCTATTTATTTAGGAATTATTATATGAATTAATGATGAAATGATGAAAAGATGAAAAGATATAAATATTATCTATTTGTTAATATTTTTATCTAAGTTTTATGTATAAGAAATAAACAAAATAAAATGAAAATGAAAAGTTGTTCATTAACTATAGTATGCGTTATAATTTTAGTCGTTATATTATTTATGATGTTTTCTGGATCAAATAATAATATGTATGGACTAATCGAGGGTATGGATACAAAAAATACTACCCAACCTAATAATAAAAAAAATCCCGTAAAACAAGCATTTGAGACTATGGGGGTTATGTCTAAAATGCTTACTCCTGGGGGGTTTCTATTTGCCGATAGCAAAAATACCGATAGCAAAAATACCGATAGCAAAAATACTTCATCATCATCAAAAGAGAATTTCGAAGTTAGGCAACCTATCGGTTATGCAGATATAGTTGAATCAAAAAGCGACAGCTGGAATCTTAGTAAGTGGGTTAAAAATGCATTAAAATATTCCAAGGGTATGGGAAATGAAAATAAACTGGATAGTTATAAATACAATACAGGCCCCCCTATACCTCTCCCCGAAGGTGAATTATTTTTCTTTGCCGACACTAAATTTAATCCTGAGTCTTGTCCAGGAACATATTCTAACAGCATGGGGTGTGCTGCTATGTCTCAATCACAACATAATTACCTCATGATGCGTGGAGGAAATCATACTCCTCCCAAAAATATCAATACATCGTATTTTAACGATTTTTAAATTAGTTACAAGTATATTTCAGCAGCATATGGTGTCGTAAGTTATAAAAATAAAAAATAAATGATAAAAATAAATGATAAAAATAGTATAGTTTATCATTTGTTATCTAATATATACTACTAAGTGTTTAGTCACTACAAATACATATTAATTGCACTCTTGCTCATTCCATTGTCGTCTTTCTTGATGAGATTGTTTACCACTTCGGTCGTAACATGAAATGGGAACTCGACTACCAGCGTATTCTCCTTCTCGAATAGAGTCGTCCCTGGTTTGACAAGACGATATAAGTTTAGTTTCTTATAGATAATCTCAATGCATCGCTTCAGATTCCTTACACCAGATTCCTTGTCTGTATAATTCTCAATAATGTAGTTAAGCGTGGTGTCGGGTATGATAATATCACCTTCTTTGAAGTTCACCTCATAGCGAATCTTCGGAATCAAATACTGGTTCGCAATCACTATTTTCTCCTTAACCAAGTAACTCGACGTCTTGATTTTATACATTCTGTCCATCAAAATTGGGTTCACCTTTAGTGGGTCATTGTAGCTAAATATGAACAAACACTTGCTCAAATCAAAGTCAATCTCGGCGAAATACTTGTCGTGGAATTGCGAATTTTGCGATGTATCCGTCAAGTGTGTCAGGATTCCAATAATCTCTTCACCTTTTGGCGTCTCGCTAATTTTGTCCAGCTCATCAAAGTAAATCACCGGGTTCATCGACTTGGAACGTATCAGAATATCCACAATTTTACCCCATGTGCTGCCCTCATATGTATACGAGTGCCCCTCCAAATAACTACTATCCGTTGCACCACCGAGGGGAATAAATGCAAACTCGCGGTTCAAAATCTTGCTAATTCCTTCTTTCACAAGACTTGTGTTGTGCGTTATCGTAAAATCGCCGAGCAAATACTTGTGATTCTTATCCAATTCAAATCCATAGTATTTCCCCCATCCGCGAGGCTCTATCGTAATACCCATAACCATGCTATCCTTGTTAATCACGCGCTCGGTTTTGGCCATTTTTCGCGGACATTTTACAGGAATGGAAGACAAGTTATCGCCCGACAAATGCATTCTATAATATGTTCCTGTCTTTTTTTCGCCCTTATACATACAAGATTTTTCACATTGACTCATATTCGCCGAGAACCCGAGAGACCTAGCCAGAAATAATATATCGTCCGCTAAAACTTTATTCTTCTGAATAATATCATATCCCTTAGATTCTTCACAATATGAACCATCAGTATCAATAATTCCGGCAAGAAGTTCCAGACGTGTTTGCCTATCATTTATTTTATAAACGTCTGGAATGTGTTTATTATTGATGAGTTTGAAATCCTTTAATACTTGGAGGAATTTATTCTTGTTATTTCTGGTATCATGTTCGTGCATGTCATATGAAATACCATAGGTATACTTGTCCCTGTGCACCAAATTCAAATTATATTTTTTAAGTTCTGTTTTCAAATAGTGTAGAATGGTAGCATCCTGGTTAGTAATTTCTGACTTGGATGAAGTTCCATCGCCCAACCAAGCACCAATGATGTAGGGATCGAATGGCACATTCTTGCTCGAAAACTCGACACCTCTCTTGTATCCCTTCAAGTTTACACGAATATACTTGGGCAATTTTAATAACGTCTTTACAGGGATTTCAACATAGTCATGCTCAAGCTTGATGTCATGTAAGTATCTCTCCGCTTCTGTCTGGTCGCTGAATCGTTTGCTGTGTTGTTTGTAATCATTTTTATCAAAGTAACATACTTTGTATCTAGTTTCTCCTGATTTCGTCTTTATATTTTTTATAAAATTCATTCCGGATTGTTTCAAGCACATTATGTGCTCTGAATTTACACCATACTTTTCTCCATTTGAATGCACAATGTCGTATAGGTCATCTTCGCCTCTTCCAAGCGACAAGACATTTCTGCAACTTGAATCATCTCCCATGACTTTATCTCCTACAACTATATCTTGCACCATTTTAATTGAACCATCATACATCAGGATAGGAGTGTCAAATACATGACACTTGCCTGTGCCCATTGGCCCGTTAATTGCAATCGCGGTGCCCATTGCTGACGGGTTTGAAATCCATTGACCAAGCATTTGCATGATTTGCATTTTTGCATCGTTCAGACCATATACTGCACCATCCAGTTTTGACTTTGCATCTTCCATGAACTCGTGGCATTTCTCAATTCCATCGCTAATCGTAAGCGGCAAATTCGAAATTCTACCAAATGGAATCTGCATAAATGTATCGACCCAGTTCTTGATTTTATAATATTCGCCAGCTCCAGGCTCCATGCGACGCAGGTTTGTGATTTTTTTCAATGCAATTGCTTTGAATTCTTGTGGAATATTCGACTGCAAAAGTGCAAGGCGGTATGGTTTGTCCGTAATCGTCAGCTTATTCAGGCACTGCAACTCGCTCAAAACAGCGGTTTGCTCATCCATTGACAAATGTTGCTTGAAATACTTGAGGTCGTTGGTCGAGTTCTTTTGACGAAGCAGTTTCTTGAAATTTTTCACATGTTTCTTCTTATGACTCCGCAACTTCTGCTCTTCGCGTTCCTTGAACTCCTTCTCTTTTCGAATCATACTTTGCAGTGTTTCACGCGCAATACTATCATGCTTGTTCACTTTCAAAATGTCCTCCATTTGTTGCTTGATTCGCAATATAGTCTCAAGAGACTCGCTGCCAGCACTAGCACCAATGCTTTCATCTTTCTTGTTATTTTTTTCTGTGTGGTTATCTTTGTTTTTGCCACGGCTATGATGATGTCCATGATACCCGCGTCCATGCTTGTGCTTCGAGTCATATACTTCAGTTTCTTCACTTGTTTCACTCGGTTCATAATCCAAATCTGAGTCGCGATCATTATCAGATTCGCTTTCATCTTCGCTGTCATAGTCCTCTTTGTCGTCATCATACTCAGAATCATATTCAGAATCATCTTCATCATCGTCATCGTATTCGTTTTCGGAATAAGAATCCGAGCGCCGCCTCTTGTCATCCACCAAGTTAATTACGATATTGAACTTTCCATTTTTTAACTGGTCTTTTGCAAATTCATTGAATCCTGACGATTCATCTCCACTTTCATCCGAACAAGTTGTGCTTGTTGACGTGGACGACCCAGACCCAGACCCAGACCCAGACCCAGACCCCGACTCATCTGTGCGCCATGTTTGGTTATCCGATCCATCTGTTTCTTCTTCATCCGTCGAGGGCAATGGGGGTTCGGGATTGTTTGAACCACGTTTTTTGGATTTACTTCTGGTATTGTATTTACTTTTTTCATTTTTATCGCTCTTGGTGTCCTTACCGACTTTGTCATCTTTCTTATCAGTAGCCTTGCTCTTCGTATTTTTTTCACCCGATTTTGTGCGGTTACCCTTTTTATTTTCAGTATTTTTAGATGGTTTAGAATCATGATTCTCGCCATGTTTGTCTTGTACTTCAAAATTCAAATCTTTGCAAATTGATTCAATAGCACGTTCTTTACTATTTTCAATATTTTCTACTCTCTTAGATATATATTTTGATGGAAACATATCAGCGAGCATCTTTCTATATTCTTGCATATCAAATTCTTCTTGTTTCTCATCTTTTCTGAGTTTTGATTTATTCATGCTCTTTCTAGTGCGCCCTTTCTTGTCATTGTGTACACTTGATTCAGAATCGCTTTTGTCGTTGCCATAGTCGTCTGCGCTATTTTCTCCATCCGAGCCTGAGTCATTTATTTTTTTATATTTACGTTTATCATTTTCCTTTTTAGATGTCTTTGATTTTTCAAAAACACTCATATTGACATTGGGAGAACTTGAAGATGAAGGCATAGTTTTCGTTGAAGCGTAATAAAACCGAATCGAATAATGGTGTGTTTAGTTGTTTCGTGGCGTGTTGACTTTAATATAGTATATAATTATGTTTTTATATCCTTCAATTTAAAAGTATAAAAAATAGGAAAAATAAAATATAATAATAAAGAATTCGGCGTTCAAATAAAGTTATGTATTTTGGTGATAAAAATCTGGACTACTATGCTATAAAATACAAAAAGTAGTTGAACTATGGTTGAACTATGGTTGAACTATGGTTGAAATATAGTTCAACTACTTTTTGTATTTTAGTAATTCACTGATATATAATTCTTTAATTCGTTTAATATCGATTTATCTATTTATTATTATATTTTCTAATTAAGAAAATTGATAAACAATCTAAATATTATTCTATTAATATAAGAAGGAAATAATGTTCTCGCAAAAAGGTCAATCAAAAGTAGCAGTTCAAAATGTTTCACCGATCATTGGAATTCAATTTAGTATCATGTCGCCCGATGAGATAAGAAAGTCGTCGGTTGCACATATTACCGACAGAAATACATATGACAATAATAGACCTGTGGTCGGTGGACCTTTCGATGCACGCATGGGTGTTCTCGAACCTGGTCTTATTTGTCCAACGGATGGTTTAGACTATATGCAGACACCAGGATACTTTGGGCACATCGAGTTGGCGCGCCCTGTATTCTATATTCAATACTTGACTACGATTCGAAAAATATTGAGTTGTGTTTGCATCAAATGTAGTAAACTCCTGATTGATAAGGAGTCAAATCGTCGTTTTATGGATATGAAATCCGAACAAAGATGGGGTAGCGTATTTCAGTATTGCAGCAAGATTAATAGATGCGGTGATGACACACATGATGGATGTGGTTGCTTGCAGCCAAAGAGAATCAAGAAACAAGACATCGCGACAATTATTGCGGAATGGGAAAGCAATGAGACGGAAGAAACTGGTGGTGCAGGCACTGGTGAAAGCGGTAGTTCAAAGAAAAGTATTACAATGCATTTGACCCCTGAAGTTGTTTTGAAAATATTTAGGCGTATATCGGATGAAGACGTGTCATTTATGGGCTTTAGTCCGCAATTCTCGCGCCCTGATTGGATGATTTGTCAAGTGCTGGCAGTTCCACCCCCAGCGGTTCGCCCCTCAATTAAAATGGATGGTCAACAAAGAAGCGAGGACGATCTTAGTCACATTTTGGTAAATATTATAAAACACAATAAAACACTTCAGGAAAAAATAAACGAAAAAGCTGCACAAAAAGTCATCGACGGATGGCACGACGTTTTGCAGTATTATATCGCCACGCAAATCAATAATAATATTCCCGGTGTAGGGCAAGTCGCACAACGTTCTGGGCGTCCGCTGAAATCGATTATGGACAGATTGAATGGGAAGGGTGGGCGCGTCAGAGGCAACTTGATGGGAAAACGTGTTGACTTTTCGGCGCGTTCCGTTATTACACCCGATCCGAACTTGTCGATTCGTGAACTAGGTATTCCTTTGAAGATTGCGAAGAATATTACGAAGCCAATTTCGGTGAACGACATGAACAAGAACTTCCTGCTGAAACTGGTGCGAAATGGTCCAGATGAGTATCCTGGTGCAAAAATATTGGAAAAGCGAAATGGCGAGAATATTTCACTGCGGTATGCCGACCGCGAGAATATCCGTATTGAGAATGGCGACATAGTTCATCGGCACATTATGGATGGCGATGGTGTCTTGTTTAATCGTCAGCCTACACTGCATAGAATGAGTATGATGTGTCATATTGCAAAGATTATGTATCAGGGTGATACATTTCGAATGAATGTCGGTGACACCAAACCTTATAATGCAGATTTCGATAAAGTCTCTGTCGAAAACAGGAGGCGTTAAAAGCGTGCCACCTCCTAGTCGGATGGGTCAAATAATATATGACTTATACGGCGAAACACCTTGATGCGGGAAACCCCTTAGAGTCTTTGACTACCACCCCATAGTGGAAACACTATGGGGGAACTCGGTTAATAGCCGAACCCAATGGTAATAATGTCGAAGAATTGGGCAATCCGCAGTGTTACTTCCTAATGTCGCTTGGTAGACTATGGAAGGCACTCAGAGACTGAACGGGTGTTGGTGAGTTATGACGGATTAGCCATCCTGAACTTGCTTAAGATACAGTCCACCCCCCTTGGAAACATGGGGGATTCATCGGGAGATGAAATGAATTTACACATGCCACAAGATGAGGAATCCGAGGCAGAATTGAAGAATTTGGCAGCAGTTCCATTCCAGATTATTAGTCCAGCAAACAACCAGTCGATTATTGGTATCTTTCAGGATTCGCTGCTTGGGTCGTATCAGTTTACACGCGTTGGAGTGAAATTTGACAACCGCGCAGCAATGAACTTGCTGATGGCGTTGCAAACAATCGATGAAAGCCTGTTTACAAATACCGCAGATGGCGTGATTTCTAACTTTGAAATTCTTTCGCAAATCATGCCACCAATTACACTGAAATACAAAACGAAGCAGTTCAAAGATGGAGACGACTATAATACGTCAAACCATGTGCTCGAAATACGTGATGGAAAATATATGCGTGGACAACTGGACAAGGCGGTGCTTGGTTCAGGAACAAATGGATTGATTCACCGGACATGCAATGATTTCAACAACATGACATCCGCTAAATTCATCGACGATTTGCAGAATATTATTACGGATTATATGAAAGTCGCTGCATATAGTGTTGGAATCAGCGACTTGATTGCGAATGCCGAGACGAATAATAAAATTGCTGATGTCATTACATTAAAGAAGACGGACGTTAAGAGCTTGATTGATCAGTTGCATATCGGTGTATTTGATAACAAGACGGGCAAGACAAATGACATTGAATTTGAAAACCAGGTGTCGAATATTTTGAATAAGGCTATTAATGATGCTGGTAAAATTGGTCTTGAATCTTTGAGCAAAGATAATCGATTTGTTACGATGGTAACCGCTGGATCTAAAGGAAGTGAAATTAATATTTCACAAATGACGTCGTGTTTGGGACAACAGGCAATTGATGGCAAACGTATTCCGTATGGATTTGATAGCAGGACGCTGCCGCATTTTACAAAATACGATGACTCGCCAGATGCGCGTGGATTTGTAGAAAGCTCGTTTATTAGTGGGTTGCGCCCCGAGGAGTTGTTCTTTCACGCTATGGCTGGTCGTATTGGTCTCATTGATACGGCTGTTAAGTCGGTGACTTGGGAAACACCTATCGTTGTAATTGAAAATGATACTCCAAAATATGTGAAAATTGGTGAATGGATCGATATCAAAATGGAAACTCGTGAAAGAATTCAGTATAAGGAAGAAAAAAATATGGAATATCTTGAATTGTCTAATCCTGCAAAGATAATAACGATGGACTACGATGGAAATATTTCATGGGAAACTATTAGCGCGGTAACACGACATGACCCAGGCGATGTATTATACAAGGTTAAAACGCATGGTGGAAGAAGTGTTATTGTAACAGAAAATAAGTCGCTTCTTATATGGAATAATGCACTTGGTCAGTTTAGAGAAGAATATACAGGCGATGTTAAAATAGGTGACTATGTTCCCGTGGCGAAGCATATATGTAATTATTATGATAACGAGACTGAAGATTCTAAATTAAAATATACCTATGAGTTTGGTATTTCTCAAGGAATCTATATTTCGGAAAATATAAATAGTTCTAATATCTGTGAATACGCGTATATTTCAAATACAAGATATGTAAAAGGTATACTATGTGGATACTTCTCTAATACTGGTTTTATAAATATAGACAAAGCAAGAATAGAAACCGAATCAAATAATATTCGCCTTATCGAAGATTTTGCATTTCTATGTTCTCGTCTTGGGATTTATGCACATATAGAATACAGAAATTATGATTTACAGACTTTAGCAACACTAGTTATTGGTGGACAGAATATTAAAAAATTTTCAGATGAAATTACTTTACTTAATTTGGAAAAAGATATGTTATTAAAGTCTATGAAATATAATGACGATACATATTCTATAGTTAATGATGCTATTCTTGATAAAATTATTTCAATTGAAAAGGTAGACCCAACTCTTTATCCCAAAATGTATGATTTGACTATTCCCGGAACATTCAACTTTGGATTGGCAAATGGTTTACAAGTGCGCGACACGTCCACTACAGGATATATCCAGCGCCGTTTAATCAAAGGCTTGGAGGATTTGAAAATTGGATATGACATGTCTGTAAGAAACAACAAAGAAAGAATCGTTCAATTTTCATATGGTGACGATGGAATAGACACGATAAAAGTTGAAAACCAGACGATACCTCTTGTTGCCATGTCGCTTGAGGAAATATATGCGCACTACTATGTTTCAACGCAAGAAGACAAAGATGGTGTGCTGATGTCGGTGTTTACAAAAACGGCGGTTACACGTATGAAAAAACGTGTCAAGGATTTGGAAATGAAGACGAAACAATATACAGATATGATGATTCAATACCGCGACGATATTGTAAAGAATGTATTTAAAATGCGCGACAATAAGGGTGTGCATATGCCTGTTTGTTTTACACATATTATCAACAACGTGCAAGGAATGCAAAATATTACGAAGAACTCTATGGTGGATATTACACCCATCGATGTGTATGATATGATTGAGGAGAAATATAAAGAACTGGAAAGCCTGCATTATGCGCCCCCAACTGAATTATTCAAGGCGATGTATTACTACTACTTGTCACCAAGAGAGTTGTTGATAGTGAAACGTTTTAATAAGAAGGCACTTACTATATTATTGGACACGATAGTGCTTATGTATAAACGTGCAATCGTTGCACCAGGTGAGATGGTTGGTATGATTGCCGCCCAAAGTATTGGAGAACCTACGACACAATTGACACTCAATACATTTCATAGTGCTGGTGTTGCATCGAAGTCGAATGTTACGCGTGGTGTGCCACGTATTGAAGAGATTCTGTCATTGTCTGAAAATACGAAGAATCCGTCACTTACGATTTACATGAAGAAAGACGAGGAAACCGACAAAGATATTGTTCGCGATAAAATTCCAAGTGTAGAGATTACGATTTTGGGTGAAATCGTTGAAATGGTTGAGATTTGTTTTGATCCCGATGATATGAATACACTTATTGCCCAAGACAAGGAAGTAATGACGCAATATTTTGAGTTTGAAAAGATGGTGGATGAATGCATGTCGTCGTCGGCGGCGCCTGCAGGTGGTGAGGGAGTTGAAGGTAGTGAACTTGTAGAAGATTTGGTTGCTTCTGCTGCTGCTGCTACTGCTGCTTCATCATCGCCATCGAGTATATCATTGTCTAAAGCAAGTGTTCCGGCTGGCGCTGCCACCACTAGAGAAGCACAACAACAACAACAACAACAACAACAACAACAACAACAAGCGCCGAATGAAAAATCAAAATGGATTATTCGCATGACGATGAATAAGGAAGAAATGCTCGACAGAAAAATCACGATGGATGATGTTCACTTTGCGCTGAAGAACATGTATGGCAGTGAAGTAACATGTATGTATACGGACTACAATGCAGACAATTTGGTTTTCCGAATTCGGTTGAATAATATTATTACAAATTCGAAGAAAAAAAATAACAACCCGCTTTCACTTGACCAATCTGATCAGATCTATATCCTCAAGAACTTTCAGGACAATATGTTGAATAATATAGTGCTTCGGGGTGTCAAGGGGTTGTCAAATGTATTGCTGCGAAAGATTACAGATTCCGTTGTAAAAGTAGATGGCGTGTATACAAAGAAAGAGACATGGGTGCTTGATACTACTGGAACGAATCTGCTTGCTGCATTGGCACTGGACTATATCGATGTAACAAGAACTATTAGTAATGATATCCAGGAGATTTATAATGTTTTGGGAATTGAAGCAGCGCGTGTAGCTATATTTACTGAGCTTTCAGAGGTTTTGGAGTTTGATAATACATATATTAACTATCACCACTTGATTATGTTAGCGGATAGAATGACTGCAAGTGCAAATATGGTTTCAATCTTTCGACACGGAATCAACAATGATGATATTGGACCTATCGCGAAAGCGTCATTTGAGGAAACACCAGAGATGTTTTTGAAAGCGGCGAGGCATGCCGAACTGGATGAGATGCGGGGTGTATCTGCGAATGTGATGTGTGGGCAGGAGGGATACTTTGGCACCAGTAGTTTTCAAGTGTTACTCGATATGAATAAGATGATGAAATTTAGTGGTGAGTCTAAATACTCTGTTATGGATGCAAATGAGGAGATTGACGCGGCGTTTGAAATGGAGAATCCTGATGACGTGTGTTCGATTCATAATCTCTCGATGAATGCAACTATTTCAAATATCAAGAAGGAGAATTTGGGTAATGTAATGATGAGCTATGATGCAGGATTTTAAGTAGATACGGGTGCACAAATACATACACCACACTTATATAATTATAATCAATTACAAAATTATAATTATATTTTTATTCAATATTTATTCCTCACGTTCTTCGCCTTGTTCTTCACCTAGTTGTTGTAGTGGTGCTGCAGGTTCAGGTTGTGTTGCTGGTGCTGCCGCCACACTTGAACCAATGGAGATTGGTTTTAATTTTTTAGAACTACTTTTTGCTTGAAAAGTTGGCAATAATAGGGGCGCAGGCGTGGACGCGGGTTGTGGAGGAGTATCTTCATCAATTGGGTTTAGGTTAAGCTTAGGAACTGCAACACCCTTTTGTCTTGGTTTTTTAGATAATGTTTTGGGTCCTGTTGCTGCTGCTGCCGTTGATTTTGGTGCAATTTCAGCTTTAGATGGTGTTATTTTTTTGGTAATTTCTTTTTCTTTTTCCATCCTTATCGATGAAAGAGGCATAACATGTTTCTTAGACTTTGCCACAGGTAGTTTTTTCTGTGAAAATAGTGGCTCTTCTACAGGGAATAGCTTAGGATTTTCACCCTGACTTTCACCTAGCCATTGACCTACATCAAACTCTGGTGGTGGTGTTTGTGACTCTGTAGAAAAAACAGACATAGTGCGTTCTCTTTCTCTTAAAAATGCAAATAAGTTGAAGTTTCTAACAAATGATACTATATATTCTTTACTCCCTGTAAATTCATCCTTTTTTATTTCTCGTTCAAATACATTATCAAGATCATCCATGTTAAGTACTCTTCCTGTTCCACTTAATATATCAGATGATGAAACATAATGTTTTGACATTTCTTCGATTATTTTATCCTGAATTTGTGGGCGTATTGCAGATAAAGGCAATAAATATTTATCGTCTTTGCTTATGATACTATATGTTGGAATTTCAACGCCTTCATTTTTAATTCTTGGGACAACGATAAAATAATATTCTTGCATATATTTTTTGGACATCCCTAATGCACCCATACCCATACCCGAAAGTCCTTCCTCTTCTTTTTCCTCTTCTTTTTCTGAATCGGAACTTGAATCACGACGGCGTTCAGCATCAGCTTCTTGTAACTCCACAACACTCGATGTATCATAAAAGTAAGTCGACAGCGTGCTAAATGATAGTTGTGTTTCGATTAATGTCATGCTTGGATAATATAATAAAATAATAGGCAGCTTATAGTAATTTGCAACAATCCATATATCCAAACGCGTCAACCAGTATGATTCCAAAAATGGAATTGTTTCAATAAAATCTTCATCTTCGCCTGTTTTAATTTTTTCCTTATATTCTTCGCCTATATCACTCATACCATAGTACTTAAAAATATCCGCAATATTATTTTTCATACTTACTTCATTGTTCGAATTTTCAATGCATTCAATATAAAATTGCAGAACTATAAGTTTAAGCCGATTAATCGTTATATTTTCTAATTTTTTATTACCAGTTCGTATTGCCTCAGTTTTCAAAATAAATAGCAATATTTCAAATGTGCATAATGGTGCCGATGGTGTAAATTTTAACATCTTTATATTCTGTAAAGGTGGGTCGAAATATTTTTTATATTCTGTTGTAAGTGGTTTTACTTCTGTTGCACATATTTGTCGATGTTCTTGATGACTATCATATATACTTTCATATAGTTCTGTTAGAATTGGGTCTGCAGTATCGTATGTATTAAAGTTTGCATATTTATTTTCAATCATAGGTTTCAAGTTATTTAAGTATCCGCTAATAAGCATAGTTTGCGATAAAATAATTTCGTCTTGTCTCAGGTTATATCCGACATTCATAAATGGGAATATTTTCCTATCAAACATAAATACGCGAATGCGATTGTATCGAATAAGTTCATCTGCGAGTCGTGCAATATACATCACTTCATTATTGTGCATTGGGTTCAATAGATTTTGTTTTGGAATCACCATTTTACAACGTCCCTCATCATCTGTTTCTTTTACGCAGTATTTTGTTTCGCTGCATTTATCAGGATTTTTATTTAAACTCGTCAAACAACTTGTCGTGATTTCGCTTATACTTTCCAAAACTGCATCTGTGTAGTGTATGCTATCAAATGTTATGTATTTTGAGATAAGACGTTTTATTTCTGCTTGTAGGTTTGTAAGCTTTAATGTATATGGCATTTCGGCATCTGTCTGTTTTATAAGGGCTAGTAAACTTTCTTTTACTTCATTGTTTTCATATTTGTTTATGAGTATTCTTACAACATTGCGGAAAACATTATAGAAATTGTTTTCTAAATAAATATATTTCACATATTTCTCACGCACAGGGTCAACTTTTAAGTGTGTGTTTATTTCTGAGTCTGCAATATTATAGTCACTTGTATTTAGTATCGGAATATCAAATATGCCCTCGGTTTGAACACTTTCTTCGTCGGTTATTTTGATAGATATAAACTGGTCAGTTTCTGTTATAACCCCAGCTAGTTTGCCATCATCAATTACTTTAAAACGTGGTCTGCATGGAATTTTTATTTTATCGTATACATGGTTTAGAAAAACAATAGTTTCATCATATGTTTTCCATAGTGATTCGTCGTCAATATAGTTGATTTGTTCAATGGAGGGATCGACTGCTGATGGTTCGCACATAATCGTTCCCGACATTTGTTGCCCCCCCTCTTGCTCTTGTTGTTGTTCTTCGATAAACACACCAATGACCTTACCATCAAAATTTAAAATTTGATTTAAAATATTGAAATTACCACGCGCAAGACGAGGTTTCAATTCTTCCAATGTGAGGTTCCTATCAAATTCGTATAACTTAACAAATTTTTTAGATGCATTTGGTGTACCTTCGCGTGGAATGCTATCATATGGTTTACACTGACTATCATATGCAGTTTTAATCTTTGTGAGAATCTTCCGAATCGTTGCAGGTATTTGAGATAGTCTTGTTGTTGCTGGTTCACCAGCTATTGGTTTCATAGTAAATAAGTTATTAAATATACGAGGTTTTACATTGAGGATTTCATATATTGGTTCAAAAAAGATATTATTTTTAACTTCGCGTTTTACTAAAATCGCAGTTTTCTTATTATCATCAAACCAGGTTTTTGTATTTGTATAATGATTTGTAGGACATAACACTTCGATGTTATTTGTGATATCACGATTTGATATTTGCAAAATAACAAGGTTTAATCCGTCAACAAATAGTTTCGAATTTGGTCTGCTAATTATCTCCCATAGGTATTCATAATCAATATACGATCTCTTGCTTTTTATGTAGCGGATAAAGTTCTCATATGAACATACTAGTTTTTTAAAAAATACATATTGAGGATCATCCACGTTGTAACTTTTATCTTTTATAGATTTAAAAATTGCGGAATCTTTATATTTGAATTTGGAACTTTTGATAAGTGACCGGAATAGTGTGTCGTCAACAATACAATTCTTCTCTTGTAATGGTTGTGTTTTTGTTCGCATGGATGTTTCAGATGCGCGCGGTGAAGGACTTGGTGAGGGGAGCGTGGAAGGATTTGGGGAAGGTTGTACAGGTTTAACACTAGTTACAGAAGAAGGAGCAGATTCAATTCCTGTAATGTCTTGAATTTCAGGTGACTCTGTTTCTGCTTCTACTTCTGCTTCTGCCGGATTAAAAAAACTAGTCAACTCTAGTTCTTCTCCTTCTCCTTCTTCTCCTTCTCCTTCTCCTTCTTCTCCTTCTTCTCCTGCACCTGCCTCATCATCACTTCCTGCACCCCCTACCAGTTCTTGTTCAAATGTTTCTGAAACATTTGACCTAGATGTTGCATCACCCATACCTGGTTCATTCATCAGTGACTCTGCATCACTTTTGGTATCATAGTCGTAATCATCTATACCTTCATTATCTAAATCGGCATCTGGATTTTGGTATTTTTTCAAACTAAATGTATCGATAAGTGAACCATTTTGGTATGTCATAAAAGAATCAATGTCAATCGCGTTGACTATAATTTGTTTCATTTTAGAAATTGAAATCTTTTTAATAGGTTTTATTCCTAGTGATGAGCCACTCATATGTTCGAGGTATTTTTTATAAATATCTGCAATCGACCCAATAAAACTTTGATTTTTATTATAATAAATGAATTCTCTTTTTTTAATAGTATATCCTTTCTTATTTACGGATTTATATGTTTTTATATTTTTAATCTCGCCAGGTTGAACACCCTTTTGTATTAAACATGCCACATTTGGTTTTAACATAGTGCTTCTATCGTTTATGGTACACGTTTTAAAACTATGTGTAAAAAATAACTGCAGTTGTGGTAACAGATAGCCGTAAGATTCATCGGTTAGTTCTGTATTTCGTTCAGGACCCATGACAACAAATTCTTTTTCAAGTATTTTTTCACGTTCATTAGTTGCAGTGCTTTCTATATCTGATGTATCATTTTCATTTACAACCTCTATATTTGTAGACGTTGACTCTTCCCTTGCTGATTGATCCATATCTTCTTCGCCGATAACTGAAAAATCTTCGCCTTGTTTTGTTGCTTTTTCAAGTTCTTCTTTTCGCTGTAATGACGTTAATTTTTTAACAGAAGTGAGACGTGGTTTTAAGCCTGGAAAAGGCGATGATGCAGAAATGGATTGATCAAGTTTTGCTTCAGCATCCTGGCGTTCCTCCAACTCTGCTTCTTCTTCTTCTTTTTCTTTTTCTTCTTCTTCTTCTTCGCTTCTGCTTGGTTCTTCTTCTTGTTCTTCTTCTTTGGCTTTTTTAAAATCTGGTTCTGATACTTGCATAGATAGTGGCTTCAAACTACCAAATTTACCTCTCATACGTGGGACAGGTCCAGCTAAAAATGCTTTTTCTTTTCCTTCGCATTCAAAATTAAACGAGTTTGGATTTTGAGCATTATGTGCGGTAATACTTGGACATCCGCATGCTTGACGTTGTAAATTTTGTTTATCTTTTATAAAATTCTCAGAACTGAAACAACATGGAATGCAATATTCGCTACCAGCGCTTTCTTTACTATCGATAAATCCAGGTGATAAATTTTTGTACTGACCTGTAGATGAGTCAATATGATATTTGTCTTTAAACTCGAATATATATTTTCCAGGCGGAACACTTTTTGCACCAGGTGGTATAATAATATCTCCATCGCGTTCTTTTAACTTTTCTACTTCTTCGTTTGTCAAACTTACATTTCGTCGTAAATCCCAATATCGTGGACATATATACCAAAAATTCTTGCTTTTCGATGACCCATATTTCATTGCTCTGTTATATGACCCTGGATGATTTTTATCAATATGTTCTTTTTCTTCATTTGTTAAAATAACGGGTTGACGTTTTACATTCCACGGACACGACCGCGAATACTCCTTCACACCAGGGCGTTTACGAAATAAAACAGGATCATATGCTTCGAGACGTTTAAAAAAAGGATTCGGGTTTGATAAACTTGCACCTGTAATATCTTGTCCAACTCGCCCGCGTTCTGACCTAGATTCTGATTCCGAATCTGAACTCGAATTCGATCCTGGGTCTGAAACCGGCATACGAATTGGTGTTAGGCCTTTTCCCTTTGTTTTCCCCTTTCCTATTGCCAGTGCACCGAGTGTTGACTTTGGCGCCTGGGATGGTGTTTTTTCTCCAATACTGATTTTTCCTAGTGTTTTTATTTTTTTTAGGGGTGTGGGAGTAGGAGCTGCCGCTGCCGCCGTTGCCCCCGTTGCCGTTTCTTCTGGTGAAGATGATGAAATATCGCTACCAATTGGTTTAATTTCTTCAATTTCAGGAAGTTCTACTTCTTCTTCTTCTTCGCTTTCGGTGTCACTTGCACCTCCTGTGTGTTCGCCTTCACTACCACTACCACTTTCATCATCCGATAATCCTTTAATAATATCAATATTAAATCCTGCATCACTACTTTTACTACCCTGGCTGCCTTTGCTACTGCCTTTACTTCCTTCACCCTCACCTTCACTTTCAGAACTAGATAGTCCTTGTATATTTTCAATATTAAATTCAGGACTTCCAGATTCTGCCGAAGATGCTGGTGATGGTGTTTTTTCTTTTACTGCCGCCTCTGCTACTTGTGCTACCTCGGCATCTTCTGGTTCCGCCACCGCAGGTTCTTCTTCTTCTTCTTCTTCTTCTTCGCCCTCGCTTTCATCTGACAAATTCCCAAGCAGTAAACTTTCAAAATCAATGTCGTTTATAGGATTATCTTCTTGTGCTTGTTGTAAATTTTCAAAATCAAATATTATTTCATCAGCATCATTTTCGCCAGATACTGCTACATCGGTAAGCACGGATTTATCGCCATGGACCACGAATTCTTTTACTTCTTTTATTTCCTTTTTACTTTTTATACCTCCTAGAGCCAACGATGTGTGACATAGTTTCTCGACTTCTTCATATTGTATATTGGTTATAGGTTCTGACTTTTTAGTTTGCAGTATACGTATTAACGAATCGATCATTTTTTCAACATGATCCAAATAATATATATTATCGATATTCTCCACTTCAATTTTTAAATTTCCAGCGGTGCTTATCTGCAAAAATGTAATAGTCGTGAGAAATCCAGGATGTGTATTTATTTTTATCCGCATTTTTTTATTTAATTCAGATAATTGCATTCTATCTAATAAATCTGTAACATCTTTTAGCGCTTGCTCATATGATATTTTAAAATTCTCCATAAGTCCACTTATAACATCCTCTTGGTAACTTGATTTCAAAAATAATTCAATAATAAAGGCTTCGCGTCCTTCTAACTCATTATAATTTGAAACACGTTTGTATCTCATAATAACGCGTCGCGATTCATTGTAGTTTATTATATTGAATATACTTGATATACATCCCATATTTTTTGCAATATCTAACTTGAATTTAGGAGGTAAATTTAAAACCGATTTATATTTTATTTCGCGAATAACTATATTTTTATGGTATAAATCCTCAAATAAATTTATCGTATACCCATTTTGACTCAAAAATATGGCAACTTCATTTATTACCGGATTGACGCTTTCTTTTATTATATTTTCTGCTTCTCTGTCGTTGATTGGTTGTTCAACCTGAAATGAAACAAATATACTTCCACGTGTATCAAACTCACAACGTATTGGAATGATATAGTCTTTTATTACTTCTCCTTCCTCGTTTTGTATCGAATAAATACAATGAATCATAACCGAGAGACGTTTTTCGATAGTGGCTTCTTTTATTATTTTATTTATTACGCTTATCTTTAAATATGGAATTCTTTTCCCATTTTCAGCGATACGATTTGCGTATAAGCGATACATTTTTTCTTCGAATCTTCCTTTTGTTAATTTGATTAATGGTTTTTCATCATTTGCGTGTATAATTTTAAATAACATATCAATGGGAACGTTGATAATATTGTCTGGTTTTATTTCAAAGTCTAGCGAAAAAATACCATTTGTCGTGTATTGTAAATCTGTTGTTCTTTGATAAAATGCTTCGTAAAATAGATTCACGCTATCAGTCATATCCTTGTAATTTTTATCTTGTAACAACTCAGACGTAGATGATAGTAGTTCTTGTGTATGTGTTTGCAAATCACTTATTGTAAATATTTCTTTTTGGGCCAAATATGGATAATAGACTTGAATCATGTCATTTGATATAAGAGTTGTATCTGCATTTTTGCGTGCTTCTATATCTACATACTCTAAAACATCTCCAGCTAAACATAAGAATATAGTTTGGCATACGATTGGTTCGTAGTCTAGTAGGATTTTTTTATTTGTTGTTGAAATTATATTTTTCCCCTGTTCTTTAATAAAAGGGTCTATTTCACTTACATTAAAAGGGTTCACATTGAAAACTATATCTTCGCGATGGTATACAAATCTTTGCCCTATGGGAATATCTTCAATCATTGGTAACTCTTGTAAAAGTAGTTCCTCTTCATCATCACTGCTATCACCACTTTCATCTTTGGCTTCAGCTTCTACGCCTCCGATACCTCCGACACCTCCGATTGCTTTTTCTATGTCCGATGACTTATATTTATAAAAAAGTTCTATAATATCGTCATACGTATATGTGTCTTTAAGCTCTTCTGTGTCGATGTGCAAAATAAATTCACATTCTTGTTTAAGATTATCTCTATGTGAATTTGTTAAGAAGTCTAGGAGGGATTTTTTGGTAACAAGTTTTGTATCATTATTGGACAATTTATTATATAGTTGTGTTGGTGTATACATAATACCCTGTTTTGAAAAAAGATATACTTCATCGAATGAAATCGGTTTTGCTAATTTAATATTTGAAATAATCTTTTTTTTTATAGTTTCAATAGTGTCGTCACCATACAAACATTCAAATGAAAATAACACCTCTATATTAAATTTTTTAATATTTTCTATTTCTCGGTAACTAAATATTTTTTGAAAAAGAAATAAATTTTGTATTAATGCATTTTGACTTTCTAGTTCTTCGGGAGAAACATTTTCTAATTTTTCCAGTTCTCTTGCTAACTCTTCGCTTTGTAATAAACCATTAAGTTCTTCAGATTTTATACTTATAAATGCAGTAAACCGCTGGTTCAATGCATCTTCGGTAATTTCCCAATTTCTTTTTGTTAGTGGATTTGTTTTTCCATAAAAAATAAGTACTCTTTCTGGGATTTGGATTTGATTGTTTGTTTCGTCTCTTTTATTATTTATATAGGCTACTTTAAATATATCTTTTTTTATTCTATCCCGCATTATAACTATTATATATAATATAAGATAAGATATAATATAAGAGATATATCTTTAATATATTAAAAGTATTACTATATGTTTAATATATTTATATCGTGTATTTATATCGTGTATTTATATCGTATATTTATAATAATAAATGAGTGTAAAACTAATCGTTGCAATGTGTAAAAACAATGGCATAGGACTTGATAATAAAATTCCATGGAGAATATCCGAGGATATATGTTACTTCTCTAAAAAAACATCAGGGGATTATGGCACCATTATTCAAAATAAAAACCAAAGTGAAACTATTAAAAAAAATGCAGTAATTATGGGGAGAAATACATGGGAGTCTTTACCTAAGAAATATAAACCTTTACCGAATCGGTTTAATATAGTTCTTACTAGGAATGTGCAAAGGTTAATAGATTTGGATGACCACTATGTGGATAAACACAATATCGAATATGTTTCATCAGTAGATGGGGCAATAGATTTATGTTATGGTCGAAAAGAGAAACGAGAGAAAGGAGAGAAAGGAGAGAAAGGAGAGAAAAAAGGAAAAATAGAATATGTAACCACGCCGCAAGTTTATTCATGTAAATTTAATAACATCTGGATAATTGGTGGTTCAACACTATATAAAGAGTTCATAAAACGTGACCTAAATATGAGCCTAAATGTATGCAATAATACTACCACCAATATTGCAATATCTAATTATTATATTACCTATATAGATAAAGAATATGAATGCGATACATATTTTCCGATTCTAGAAAATATGAATAAATATCATCTTACGCAATTCGAAAAACAAGAGTGTATCGATAAGAATACACCGAATGCACCTCCTCTAAATGTTTATTACATAGTATTTAAAAAAATAAAATATACAGATAACAAAATAATAGAAGAATTATTTACTCCATATATAAGTAATAATCATAATAATCATAATAATCATAATAATCATAATAATCATAATAATCATAATAATCATAATAATCATAATAATCATAATAATCATAATAATCATAATAATCATAATAATCATAATAATCATAATAATCAT